TGGTTGAAATGGCTAACTTGGTGTGATTCAGCTTATATAGATTGGATATATAATTCTCTACCAATGTTTCTATAGTCTCGTCCTCTTTTCTACCGTACTCATTTATTTGTTTGTGTAATAAGCATCTTATATCTATTTCGCCAGTACAAAAAATCCACCAGCCATTAATATCTATTTCTTTTCGTTCAAGCAAATAAACAATATATTCATTAAGCTTATCTGTTGTCAATGAATACATGGTAACTGGACCAAGAGTACATAATCTACAGTATGGTGAAAAAGCACCAACATGAGAATCTCCAATAGCACTAATATTTGAAAATATTGGCATAAGACGTTTTACAGATACCCTACAATCGGTTCTGCCCATCCTTTTGATAAGCTATGAGGCCAAATCAACCAGCTTGTTGGAGTAACTTCTGTTTGAAACTCTCTCCACACCTTGCAATATCCATCTGGATCATTTTTAATACGTAGTATTTCGTCTTTATCTGCGTCCTGCCTGTATATATCTCGACCTTCTTTATCTTTAAAAGCAACAGCCCAAAAATCATAATCATTTTCTGGTACTTGACCATATTGAATATCTATGCAATGCTTGAATATCCTTAATAGTCTTTTATCAAAATCCTCATCGGGTAGATAGGATGTTTCTGGATCTGGTGGTGCTTGATGATCCTGTACTCTTTTTTGTATAGCTCTTTTACCAAATGATAATCCACTATATTTTTCGTAATCTCTCAAAGATCTTACTGTGCCAAAACCATATTGGCCAAAATCTATATCTCTTTTTTCTCCATCCATTTCAAACAATTTTCTGTTTCGTAGATGACAGATATTATTCCTGTCTCCCCATTTTTTATCATCATCCCACTGCTTGGTTCTTCCCTTTCTGGTATATTCATGCCAACAAACAACCTTATGAGGATGGAATATATCATACCCATGAGTATATGCTCTAGCCGCAATACTAATTTCTTCACCATGAAAATAATATTGAGGATCGTGAGGAACCTCCTTACAAAATGCTCCTACGCTAAAAGCAAAATGAGCACTATAAAATCTGCCTGGAAGAGGTTTGGTTTTATCGTCCCAAGAATCAAAAGAGGCAGGTAAAAAGAAAACTGCTCCTTCAGGAATGAATCTATCAAAATTCATTTTCCAAGGCTCTTGAACTCTGGATGCGGGATCATTGTCTGGATCGAAGCTGGGTATATATGCTGTTATTAACGGTTTATTGTAGCCGTCTTTTTGTAAACCTTTTAGCATATCTATTAAGATTTCATCCCAGTCTTGAACGAATCTGTGGTGACTATCTAGTTGTAGAGTATATGTTTCTCCATTATATAGAGATTGAACTAAATTTCTAGCCCAGCAAACACCTTGACTATCTTTATAGTCTATGTTTATAGCTTTTATTCTTGGATCGTTTTCAAACTCTGCTAGGACATCCCATGTATCATCTGGAGAATGTTGCCAGCATATTCCAACAGTGATATTATTTGGATTTTTTGCTTTACTAAACAAATCTCTCAAGGTTGGGAGGAGTTGAGGATCTCGATACGAAGCTATCTGAATAAAAATAGTCTCTACTTTATTACTCTTTGTGGCTGTTTGAGTCTTGGCTTTAATTTTCTTTGCGTTCGTTCGCTTCATAAAAATGAACCCTATTATGTGTTATTGGACTAGCTAATAATATCGCTGGTTTAACTTTATTGTTAATTGTTAGAGTATATATGTGACTCATCCACGTTTGTTCAAAAGGATTTGACCATGTAGTATCTAAGAATAGTTTTTGGTTGCCTTCCTGATCTATTATATGGGGCCAATTTGAATAGTAAATCTCACCTTCTGCATAAGGTATGCCATTATAAGATTTTATGCAGGAGAACTTCGTTGGGGGTTTTTTCTTTGCGTCTCCAAAATATTTTACTCGTAATTCTGAAGGAACATTATGCCAACTCCACTGTTCTCCGTTATGTCCATAAAATTCGCTAAAGCTAAATTTCAAAAAATCATACTCTTCATTGTCCATTATACGAATAAGACTACTTAATAAATTAGGTGTCGATTTTTTAAAACCAAAATTACAATTAGATATAGAATAATCTAACAACATATCGTCCTCAAAAAAGATCATGTATTTAGAACCAAGGTCTGCGAAATGTTCAGCAGCAAATTGTCTAGCTCGACAAACTCCTAAATTTCCTTTTTTAATCTGCTCTGAAAATCCGTATTTTTCGCAAATGGCATCATACTTACTGAAGAGATCTTCTTTTGTGCTATTGTTTATTAGAATCTTTTTTGTTTGAGTAATAAATGAGTTATCATGTAGTTCAAAACTATCCAAGACCATTTGTAATTGTTCTGGAGAATTAAAAGCATTAATGTATAATACTGTTTCGTTATTTGAATGCTTTTTTCTAGGATTGTTTTTTGCTATTTCTTCTATAACTGTTTGATTATTTTTTACTTTTTCAAAAAATGTTGACAATAAACCATCATGATTAATTGTTTCATGTTGATACATTTCTGGTTGCAAATATGTCATTAGGGTAAATATGCTTTCTTCAGTACCCATGAGACCGTTATTGAGAGAATCATTCAATAGACTATAATACAGATTATTAGCTTCAGATATATAATCAATGTGTCCACCAAAAAATCCTCCTCTAGCAACCCTATTAACCTCTTCTGATTTAGCGTATTCTCTCATTTTTCTTATGTCGAATCCATGGATTTCTGATTCTGTTTCATAAGGAAAACACACAAAGAGGAATTTTTTAGTGATATCTTGTATTTTTTCTATTACTTTGTCGTGGCTAAAGTATCCTGGGTGAACAGTATTGGATATTCCACCATCAAGCCAATACATGTACTCACTACTAAATGGATTAAATACTTTTGCATTGTGCAATAGGAACATCTTGCTCATTACCATGGGGTTGTATAATGGCAATTTCGCTTGAGTGCTATCTCTTAACCAGCCAGCTTGAGATAACCAGTCTTCATTTGTCCTTATTTTTTCCACTTGATTGCGAAAAGGGAAAAAATTATTATCAAAATCCTTAGCAGAATGATGATAAACAGCTGTGTTGTCTCTGCTTCTGTATTTCCATACTATATCTTCGTGTTCTTTATCTATAAAAACTATAGTAGGAATATCTTTAATATTATTTAGCAGAACAGAGAAGTTGTTTCTGTAGCGATCAAAAGACCTGCTCCATCCGTCGCCTAGCGAACCTCTGCCCAAATCCCATATTCCTGTAACGATGGTAGATTTGAGCATGGATGATAGAGGGTATTGTATCTAAAGAGTATATTATATCCACCGACCTGCATAATAGTAATTCTCTTCTCTCGTTGGGTCAAGATAAAAAAATCCTAAAGAGTCTATTGACATCAAACTTTTTTGAGCTACTATACAAAAGATACTTTTGGCGACTATAATTTCAATGAAACCAAACAACGAATTTCCAGAAAAAGACCGAAAACTCGATAGAAGAGATAAAATCAAAAAGAAGCGTAACAAACAACGTTACGATGATGGTGATTTTTCTCCTAAAGATATAAATAAACAGGTTAAAAAACACAAAGAAGATCTCCAAGACGAAGAATGGGAAGACTGGGATAGATACTACAATCATTAATTAATATGAAATACTTAGAAGAATTATTAATTGGTGATTGCTATCAGCACAATGGATGCCAATATGTAGTCACCACAGACTACAAGAAAAATGGCTCTCGTTTATGTGTTTCTCTTATTGATGGAACAACAAAATGGATGTTGCCTGATCTTATAATAGAACAAATTGATCTTTTTACAGTAGATAAAGATTCAAATATTGTTGCCATTAAAGAAAGGAAGAAGGATGTTCCTAATCAGACTACAGATCTTCATTAAGTCCTTATGGTTTCATATTTATGGAGGATTCCCAAAGTCCACACAAAAAGAAATACTAGACAGATACCACGTATGTGAAACATGTGAAGAATTCAATGCAAACAAAGAACAGTGCAATGTATGTGGATGTTATTTGAGTAAGAAGAAGAAATTCTTAAATAAACTAGCATGGGCTGATCAAGAATGCCCTATTGGCAAATGGCCAAAAATTCAAAGGTGATCAAATGTCAATAAAAATAAATAAACTATTACCCAACTACAGATTTTCTAATCAAAATCTTTTTGAATCTATCAGAGAAAGAGTAAGTTCCGGCAATAATGGATCTACGGTATTTGTTCCTCATGTGTGTAATAATATAGATCTATTCGGTGCTGGATTTGCCGCTCAGTTAGCTGAAAAATATCCTTCAGTTAAACAAGACTATCACTTGCTAGGCAAGCACTTTTTGCGTAACAATTTTGGATATAGCCAAATACTAAAAGTCTATGAAGACAATAAATTTAAGCATAAACTATTTTTTGTTAATATGATAGCTCAAAATGGAGTTAAAGGGACTAACAATATCAGACCTTTAAACTATTTGGCATTAGTTAAGTCAATGAATACTTTATCTCAATATATTAAATCTAATACGGGATTCTCTAATAAAAGCGAAAAGATAGAAATACATTGTCCTAAATTTGGTAGCGGACTAGCTGGTGGTAATTGGCAGTTCGTTTCTGATTTAATTGATGATATTTGGGGACAGTTTGATGTTATTGTGTATAACTATCCTCCTAAAACAAATAATAAGTTAAATGACTAATAAATGTATTGCTTTTAGCTTATGGGGAAATAATCCAAAATATAATGTTGGAGCTATTAAAAATGCAAAACTAGCTTCAATAATATATCCAGAATGGAAATGTGTATTCTTCATAAGCGACTCATCTGTTCCAGAACAAACAAAAATAGAACTAGAACAATTTGATCATGTGATTGTAAAAACAATGAATGGATCAGATTCGTGGTCCAATCTGTTCTGGAGATTTCAAACTTGTTTTGATCCCGAATTTGATGTTTGTGTATTCAGAGATACTGATAGTCGTCTTAGTATGAGAGAAAAATATGCTGTTGACTATTGGCTAAAGCAAAATAAAACCATTCACATAATGAGGGATCATCCTCATCACGGATATCCCATTTTGGGAGGAATGTGGGGATACAAAAAAAACGATACATATAACATAGAAGAACTTCTTAAAAATTATGTCAGCAAAGATAAATATGGAACTGATTATGAATTTTTAGGCAACACTCTATATCCACTCATACAAAACGATAAAGTTGTTCATGATGAGTTTTTTGACAAAAAACCTTTTCCTACTATGAGACAAGGTACTGAATTTGTCGGAGACGTTTACGACGAGAATGATATAAGACATCCAGAATTCTATAAATTTATACCCTTATGAAATTTGATTTTTTAATTATTGGAGCTGGCATATATGGTTCAGTATGTGCTAGAGAACTAAGTGACGCAGGATACTCTTGTCTGGTGATAGACAAACGAGATCACATAGGAGGGAACTGCTATACCTATAAACAAAATAATATAGATGTCCATAAATATGGCGCACATATCTTTCATACCTCTAATAAAAAAATATGGGATTATGTAAATAGATTTATTGAATTCAACAACTACAAACATCATGTGGTAGCTAATTACAATAATGAAATCTACTCTTTGCCCTTCAATATGTGGACTTTTAACAAGTTTTGGGGTGCCACAACTCCAGAACAAGCTAGATCAATCATAGATAGTCAAAAATTTATCGGAAATCCTTCAAATCTAGAAGAACAAGCGTTGTCTATGGTTGGTTTCGATATATACGAAAAATTAATAAAAGGGTACACTATTAAGCAGTGGATGACAGAACCTAAGAATCTGCCATCAGATATTATAACTAGACTACCTTTAAGATTTACATACGATAACAACTATTTTCATGATACATATCAAGGCATTCCTAAAAATGGTTATACAGAATTATTTGAAAAATTATTAGATGGATCTACTGTAGAACTAAATGTCGATTACTTTGACAGAAGAAACTATTACGACAATATCTCAAAATACATAATATATACAGGATCAGTAGATAAGTTCTATAATTTAGAATTCGGTATGCTAGACTATCGACCTCTTTATTTTGAACATAAAATATTAGAAACAAATAATTATCAAGGTCATAGTGTTATTAACTATACTGATCAAAATATACCATATACTAGAATTATTGAACACAAACACTTTAATCTTACTGCAAATAATAACGAAAGTAATACTATTATTAGCAAAGAGTATCCTATAAAATGGACAGGGTCAGAAGAGCCGATATACCCAGTTAATAACAAAGAGAATAACGAAAAATATAGTAAATACATAAAACTAAACCAAACAAATAACAGAGTGTTCTTTGGAGGAAGACTAGCAGAGTATAGATACTATGATATGCATCAAGTTATAGGTTCAGCATTATCTAGAATAAAAGAGATCATAAGATGAAACACGTTATTATAACCCAAGCAAGAAATTTGTCAATTAGACTAGAAAATTGGATAGCATATCATGCTAGTCAAGGTATTAATTGTTTAATATTTTTTGATGATTTTTCTGTTGACTCTTCCAAAAAAAGAATAATAGAGATATGTAATAAATACGGCATCGATTTAGAGCTACTTGCTACAGACGGTAAAGGACAAATGTTCGACACGACAGATTCTGAGCTATATGGTCACAGTGTTAGCTGTAACTACAGAATAGTTCGCTCTCTATCTAGGGGCTTAGACATAGCAAATATAAAATATGGACAATGTATATGTTATTTAATAGACGTAGACGAGTATGTGGTATCTGATATGGATTCTAATATCTCAGATATTGTAGAAAATATGATGGAAACAAAAAAAATCGACAGAATCTATTGCCACTCTTTTGATGTTGACAATAAGTATACGCTTTCAAACTGGATCACAAATCAACCAGCTTCATGTTCAAGATGGGACTATGAATCCAGAAATCAAACAAAATTTAAAAACCGAGGCAAGAGTATATGCAAGTCAGATTATGCAAAAACTCCTCTAATACAGCACGGAGGGGTTGTTCATGATCTGGGGTATGTCGTAGACGAATCAGAACATGCTCATGACTACTCAGTGCTTAGAATGCATCATTTTAGAATACCTCCATTGATTGATTCAGAGAAACAAATAACCTTTATAGAAGACAAAACTTTGTATAACAAAACTATCGGAATGTCATGAAAAATATACTATACTGTATCATACATACTCAACACCAAAATAATAGAATCAAGAACATTACCAATACATGGGGCAAAAATAATTCAGTTATTTTTTATTCAGATCACGACGACTCGTCAAATAATTGCTATAAAGTTTGTGAACGGTCTGATTATTCGTCTGGGCAACTTAAACAAATCAATGTATTTAATCTATTATTAAATCAATTCAATAACTATGAATGGTATTTTTTTTGTGATAATGATACTTTTGTGAATACTACAAATTTAGACAATTACGTCATCAATGCTGAACACAACCACATTCATGGAGAAATCATAAATACTTGGCCCCAAGATACTACTTTGTACTATCCGTCAGGGGGCGCAGGGTATTTGATGCATAACAGTATTCTACAAAACATGATTAATATATCCTATAACAATACCCAATATGGTGATGTTTCTATTGGAATTAATTTTAGAAATAAAAAGATACCTCTTAAACATAATAATCTCTTTAAGGGTCAATTACCTGAGTTTTATGGACTAACTTATGACAGAATAAGTGAATATATGACATTTCATTATGTCACAAGCTATGATACTATGGAAAAACTATATTTAAATTCTAAAAATCAAAAAGACTTAATATAATGTATATATATCATCATCTTGGGCTTGGGGACCATATATCTTGTCATGGAATAGTTCGACATTACTGCGAACAGAACGATAAGGTTTCTTTATTTGTTAAACCACACAATAAAGACAATGTTCAATATATGTATAACGATATAACTAATTTAGAATTAATAGTTGGTGATGACGAGTATGTTCAAAATTTTATACAAAAGAATCGACTAAAAGACGTTTTATACATTGGATTCCAGCTTCATGCAAGAGAAAATTTTATTGCTCAATTTTATAAAATGGCAAGTGTTCCTATTGAATATGAGTATCAAAAATTTTATATCAACAGAAATTTAGCTAACGAAAAAAAATTGTTTGATTCTTTGAACATCAAAGAGAATGAATATATATTCGTTCATGATCATAGTATAGCCAAGTCCCCATATATTATCCATCATGATCTTCCTTTAATCGCACCAACTCACGGTAAGTTTTTTGACTGGATCTATACTATTCTTAATGCAAAAGAGATTCATTGCATAGACTCTTCTTTCATCTGTTTGGTAGACTTATTGGATACTAAAGACACTCCCATATTCCATCATAGATATATTAAAAAATATCCTAGTCACATAAATCTAATGTCTAAACCTCACAAATTCTGGAATACAATATAATGACATTTAATGCTATGCTTGTTGGTGCTGGACGCAGAGTATCCTTAGCTGAGAGATTTATAGATAATGGATTCAATATTATCTCATACGAAACTAGCAAAGATGTTCCATTGTCAAAAATATGTAAAATAATTATAGGTTTGTCATGGAAAGATCCTAACGTTCAACAAGATATTCTAGAAACAGCTATTAAAAATAATGTTAAACTTATAGTACCACTACAAGACGAAGCCGTTTGTATACTATCACAAATAGAACAAAAAAACAAATCAAATACTGATGTAGTATTTCTAAACTCTAACTCTGAAACATCACATACTTGTTTTAATAAAAAACTATTTGCTGATTTTATAACAAAATATTTTCCAGAACTATATCCTTTTCCTGATAGTTTTCCTTTGATATGCAAGCCTGTTTTTGGATTTTCTTCTAATAATATTACTACTATAAATAGTGTCAATGAAAGTATGTCCATAGATAGCAACAAATTTATCTTACAAAAACAAATTTTCGGTAAAGAATATTCAGTAGATTGTTATTTTGACAAAACTAATAAGTTTATAGATGCGGTTACTAGAGAAAGAATACGAGTTGCTGGTGGAGAGGTATTGACTTCAAGAACATCTCATAAAGACATTCTGTATGATTACTCAAAACTTATTGGAGAAAAATTAAAAATAAGGGGCCCAGCTTGCTTTCAATACATTATTGACAACAACGATCAACCATTTATTATTGAAGTAAATGCAAGGTTTGGCGGAGGTACTGTTTTATCTATGGAGTCTGGACTAGACATCATAAGTCTGATAAAAAAAGATTATTTTAATTATGATTTTAACTACCAGCCTAAATCTTGGACCAATAACTTATTGATGGAAAGATACTACAAAGAGACATTCTTTAATTAATGTATGAGAGAAACGCATAAAAATCTTATCATAGACATGGATGGTACTATCTGTACTGAAGAAAAAACCTTCAACAAGTATCTTGCTACTCCACAAAAAAATGCTATTAAGAGTATCAATAATCTATACTATCAAAATTATCACATAACAATATATACTGCTAGAGGTTGGGCTGAATATAAGATGACTGAACATTGGTTAAAGTCCCATGATATCAAATATGATTTATTAATTTGCGGTAAGCCCATATATGATTATTGGATCGACGATAAGGCTTTGAGTTATGGTACATGGGATAATATCATGAAAGAAATTAAATGAGACCAGAAGTATTAAAATTAAGATCTTCTGTATTTAACTTCTATCAAAATTCTATCCTACCTTCATGCAAAGATGGTATGAGAATTCTTGAAATTGGTCCAATGGATATAAGATATACTCCGGTTAAAAACTATTATATCAATTTGCAAAATCAATTACTTCCAAAATTAAACATAGAATATAAAACATGTGATAAATTTTTAGACAGTAAAGCAGATTATATACACGATGTATTAGACCTTACTCCAGAAATAGTTGGAAAATTTGATATTATTATTGCTTGTGAAGTTATAGAGCATATCGGAAAAATATGGCTATTACCAGAAGTACTAAACAATATTTTGAATAACAATGGACAGATTTTTTTGTCCTCCCCATTCCACTTCTATCTTCATAATCCCTTTCCTGACTATTGGAGAATATCTGAATACGGATATCGTGAACTGTTTAATGATTTGTTTAATGTAAAAATAGATAAAATTTTAGACAATGATAATGATGACAGAAAACCACTAAATTACCAAGTAGTTTTAACAAAGAAAGAATAAATATGGCCGATACATTAGGCTCACTAGTAGATAAACTAACAACAGTAGATCTTAAAATGTGGAATAATCAAGAATTGCTGTATGAAATTAGACGAATGACATTTGAAGAATATAAACAAAAGTATTTTGATACTGAAAATGGAGCCATTGAACTATGGCAGTATCTTAAAAAAGCTTGTGATTTAAATGTTCAAAGAAACCAACTAATTAATGAAGTAGATGAAAAAATTATTGAAATTATTAATGCTAAGATAAGTGGAGAAGAGTTAGATAATGGTAAATTTTTACAGAGAAGTCATAAGACATACTAGATTCTATGATACCTATATACCAACCGTATCTAACTAAAAATAATCTAAAACATGCCCATAAAGCACTGGATAGTGGCTGGATATCATCTCAAGGAGAGTATCTGGATTTAACAAAAAATTTATTAAAATCAAAAGCTAAATACAACAATCATAAAATCGTACTAACGAATAATGGGACGACAGCTACTCATCTATTAGCTTTGGCACTACAATATAAATATCCATCTATCAAAAAAATTATTGTTCCAAATAATGTATATGTAGCTGCGTGGAATGCTTTTTTATATACTCAAAAGTATGAACTAATACCAGTAGACGCCAATTTATATACTTGGAATTTTGAAGACTCTTATCTGGAAGAACTTTTAGATGAAGAAACCGCAGTATTGATAGTACATAATATCGGAAATATTATCAATGTTCCAAAACTAAAACAAAAATTTCCAAATACTATTTTTGTAGAAGACAATTGTGAAGGCTTCTTGGGATCCTATGGAGATAAACCATCTGGATCAGAATGTTTTGCTTCATCAATATCTTTTTTTGGTAATAAAACAATAACATGCGGAGAAGGTGGTGCTTTTATAACTTCTGATGATGAGCTGTTCTCTTATATCAATACAGTAAAAAATCAAGGGCAATCCCATAAAAAATTCATTCATGATTATCTTGGCTATAATTACAGAATGACAAATATACAAGCTGCTATTTTATATGGTCAGCTAAATGATTTAGACTGGATTATAAATCAAAAAAAGAATATTTTTAATCAATATAGATCTATTTTAAAATTGCCTAATATATCTTTTCAGCATATAGATCCCGATACCTCTCATTCTAATTGGATGCTTGGTATGAGATTTCTAGATTTTGATTTAGAAAAGAAAAAATCACTCGAATTATATTTGTACGAAGCAGGAATAGATACAAGGCCAATGTTTTATGATATACATCAGCATAAATATCTGAAGCCTATTAAATGCGTATCTAATGAAAACTCAAAAATATTACAAAACCAATGTCTAATGGTTCCTTCATATCCCACTCTTAGTGAAAGTCAAATCAGCTTTATTTGCGATAAAATCATACATTTTCTCAAATATAACTAATAAAAATCTGCATATGTTTAAATGTTCAATATTTTGTTCGTTTTATAAAGGTGAAAAATTCATTGAAGGATATCTCAATGATATGCTAAAACAATCAGTATTTAATAATACAGAATTTATTTTTCTTGACTGTAGTTCTACAGAAAATGAAAAAGACTATATCCTACCAATTGCAAAAAGGTTTAATAATGTAAAGTATCATCAACTAGAAAAAGATCCAGGATTATATGCTGCGTGGAACATTGCTATTCGTTTATGTTCATCATCTATAATAGGCAACTGGAATATTGATGATCGTAAAAGTACTGACAGTATAGACATTTTGCTTAAAGCATTTGACAGAGATCCTTTACTAGACATAGCATATGGAATTACTTATGTTTCTACAGAAGCAAATGAAAAATATGAAGATAATACATATGATCAAGTCTACCCATGCCTACCCCACTCTTTCCGTAATCTACTAAATAATAACAGTCCTCATTGTATGCCGTTATGGAAGAAGAATTTACATGATAGATTTGGGCTATTTGATGAAAACTATAAGACGGCTTCTGATGGAGATATGTGGTTGCGTTGTGCTGCGGGAGGTGCTAGAATAAAGATGGTCAACCACCCAGTCGGTTTGTACTATCATAACCCATCTGGTCGGTCTACTGACCCAAAACATCTACAACAGATGATTGATGAAGTTAATCGCATGAGACACAATTATATTGGATACCTAACATGATTGAAGTTATATTATTCTTTTTGGTTTTGGCAATAGTTTTTGGCATGATAGACGCCCAATATAAAATACATGACAGATCTAGCTGTCATAGATTATATTCGTCAAGAAACTTATTTACCTTTTTATTTACTGATCGCTACTAATTAAATATGAATAGATTGAAGAATCAACGAGTTTATTTGGCCGGGGCTATGGATAGAGTTGCTGATCGCGGAGCTACTTGGAGAGATAATATTACTCCATTTCTTGAAGAAATGGGTTCCATAGTCTTTAATCCTATTACTAAGCCAACAAACACAGGTATGGAAGACAGTGACTCTCATACTATTAAGACCAAACTGAAAAAAGCAGAGAGATACGATGAACTTGCAGAAATGATGAAAGTTATTCGCAGGGTAGATTTAAGACTTGTAGATATTAGTGACTTTTTGGTCGTGAATCTGAATCTTGATATTCATCCATGCGGAACATATGAAGAAATATTTTGGGCTAATCGTCAGAAAAAGCCAATAATAATTCATATGGAGCAAGGTAAGATAAACGCCCCGGATTGGTTATTCGGCACAATACCACATCAAACTATTTTTTCTTCTTGGGATGATATCAAAGATTATCTTTCTCATATAAACACATCGGAAAACATAGATACCTATAAAAGATGGTATTTTTTCTCGGTATAACATGCCTAAATATTATGTAAAGTCTGGTCAAATAAAATATATCATTGATTGTAATGATCCAATATCCGCAATATTGGCAGCATTATATCATTTTAAAGGGAAGGGTCTCTTAACCGGACCAAAAATTTGTGTTAGCGAGCGTGGTTTTGAAAGCCACAAAACATGGAAGTGTTATGATACTGATGAATACTTGAAGAAAACATAAAATGCAAAAAATTATCAATGAACTAAAACTAGATTTTGACGATGTACTGATTAAACCCAAGAGATCAAGACTTGGTAGTAGATCAGAGGTTTCTCTACAACGAGATTTTAAATTTCTATATTCTACAAGATTTTTATCTTGTACTCCTATTGTTGCCGCCAATATGGACACAACCGGCACAATGAGTATGGCAGGAGTGCTGGCTCAATTCAATGCTATAACATGTTTGCATAAACACTACTCTATTGATGAGATTGTTGACTATTTTACAAAATCTCAAAAACCAGAACTTTCCTTCTATTCTACAGGAATTAATAAGCCAGATATAGAGAAACTCATAGACACTTTTGACAGACTAAAACTTAAGGGCTTATATTTACCAAATGTATGCGTTGATGTTGCCAACGGATATAGCGATAAGTTCGTTAAGGCTGTCAAACATATTAGGGATATGTATCCTGATATTGTTATTATGGCTGGGAATGTTGTTACTCCGGAAATGACAGAAGAACTGCTGATGCACGGACTGGTGGACATAGTGAAGGTCGGTATAGGTTCAGGATCTGTTTGTACTACAAGATTAAAAACTGGCGTGGGATACCCCCAGCTGTCTGCCGTAATGGAGTGTGCCGACGCTGCTCATGGTATTGGTGGACACATTTGCAGCGATGGGGGTTGTAAAATAGTTGCTGATATTTGTAAAGCTTTTGGTGCAAATACAGATTTCGTTATGCTTGGCAGTATGCTTGCTGGTACAGACTGCTGTGAAGGGGAATGGGAATACGAATATAAGTGCGTCAAAGCAGGTCTTGCAGGAGAATTTTGGCAACCATTTAATCCTGGATATGAAACAGAAAAAAGAAAGATACGTCTTAAGTTCTATGGTATGAGTTCCAAGGACGCAATGGATAAATATCATAACGGAGTTGCTAACTATAGAACCAGTGAAGGAAAATCCGTTATTATTCCATATAAGGGAACTACTGAGGATATTATGTTGGATATAATGGGAGGTCTTAGAAGTTCATGCACTTATGTTGGAGCTTCTAAAATTAAAGACTTTGGTAAAAAAACAACATTTATACAAGTTAACAATACTCATAATAGGATATTTGAAAAATGAACATCAATGTGTCGGCACCAATCAACAGTACAGGATATGGCATAGCTTCCTACAATATTATTAAGGGTCTTAGCGCTCTCAATAATGTTATATCATATTTCCCAATAGGTCAGCCATCAGTAGAAACACAAGAGGATCACGCCTTTGTATCAAATATTCTTAAACAAAGATATTTATGCGATATAAATGCTCCTCATCTTAAAATATGGCATCAGTTTGACTTATTAGAGCATGTAGGAAGAGGTCCATATTTTGCTTTTCCCTTTTTTGAACTAGATACTTTTAGTGATATAGAAATCAATAGCCTAAAAACTCCAGATGGTATTTTTACAACTAGTCAGTGGGCAGCCGATGTAGTGTCTAAGCACGTTTCAACTCCAGTTCATGTTGCTCCGCTTGGCGTTGACTTGTCGATATTTGATAAGTCTAGATATTCACAACCATCTGATAATAAGTATGTATTTATTAACATAGGCAAGTGGGAAGTAAGAAAAGGTCATGATATTTTATTAGAATTATTTACCAAAGCTTTTCCAAATAATCCAGATGTTGAACTTTGGATTTTAGCTTCAGAAACAACCAATGGATACTCCTCTCCTGCTGAAATTGAGCAGTGGAAGAATATGTACCAAAACGATAGTAGAGTTAAATTATTTTCGGGGTTTGCTCAACATTCTGAGATTGCAGAACTAATATCAAAAGCTAATTGTGGTATTTTCCCCTCAAGAGCAGAGGGTTGGAATATGGAGTTATTAGAGTGTATGGCTATGAATAAACCTGTTATAACTACTAATTATTCAGCACATACAGAGTTTTGTAATAAAGACAACTCATATTTAGTCGATATATCGACTACTGAAAAAGCCCATGACGGCAAGGCTTTTATGGGTCAGGGTAATTGGGCAAAAATAGATCAATCTGAAAAAGACATATTGATCGATTATATGCGATATGTGGTCAATAATCACATTAATACTAATCCTGCTGGTGTAAATACTGCTAATCAGTTATCGTGGACAAATACAGCACAAAAGATACTCAGTTACATGAATAAATAGGTTAATATTATGCCAATTCCAAAACCAAATCCTGATGAAAAATCTAAAAATTTTGTTGCAAGATGCATGGGTGATGAGGCTATGAAAAAAGACTATCCAGATTCTCAACAAAGAATAGCAGCGTGTCTTGGTCAGGTCAAAGCTTCATTGTTGGAGCAAGTGTGCGAGGCTATTTCCTACATAGATAATGAATACGATAGTGACGGTGAAGAGCTAACTAAAGCTAATTTGATTTTACCCAATGAAAATGACTATGTTGATACTGATGAAGTAACAGAAGAATTTGATCTATGTGCCGTATCTTCAGAATATCAAGGACGCAAGGTTACTCTTAATAAACCTTTTAGAACTCCTGACGGTCCTAAAAAATCTGCCGTTTATGTTAAAAATGACAAGGGTAAAGTAGTTATTGTTAGATTTGGTGATCCTAACATGAAAATTAAAAAAAATATTCCTTCACGAAGGAAAAGTTTTAGAGCTAGAATGAATTGTGATAATCCTGGGCCAAAGTGGAAAAGTCGATATTGGGCATGTAAGAGTTGGTAATAATCATGAGAAAATGTAGAAAATGTAAATTAAATGAGGTCCCTCAAAATTCTAGAAAATTTTGTGATTATTGCAAACTTAAGCTAAAGGCTTGCGAGTGTGGAACTATTTTCAAATCCAAAAAACACAATTTCTGTAGACTATGTAGAATGAGTAAAGGAAACATAGGTCAATGTCAATCATGCAATAAAACCAGGCACATATATTTCAGTTCGACAATCTGCACAACCTGTTACAAATTTATAACAAAATACAATATTACTATAGAAGAGCTAAAACATTTAAGAGCAATAAAGAACTGCGGTATCTGTGGTATTGCAGTTTTTCACCATGCTAAGAATAAAGGAAATGCTGCCGTTATAGATCATGATCACAATACTGGTAAGGTTAGAGGAATTTTATGCGTACAGTGTAATATTATAGAAGGAATGATACGCAATGAACAGCACTTAGAACAATTTTATACTAACTATAAAAAATGGATTAATAATTATGACCAAAACAATAGATGAACTATTAAACGAAAATGCTGAAGTAAAGGAAAATCAAGTGGACGAAGTACAAGCTAGCCAGACTAATGAAACTAATGAGGTTAATGAAACTATAGAAAATGTTGTATCTGAGACCGAAAATAATGTTATCGGATTACTTAAAAAGTCTTTGAATATACACTGGCAACAAACAACTTCATTAAGTGCTCAAGCTGTTCATCTTGAAAGATGGGGATATAAGAAACTTGCTGCTATCATTAAAGCAGATGCCCTAGAAGAACACCAACACTCAATAATCAACTTAACAAGACTAGAATTTTTTGATCAAGATTATCAACCACTAGTAGTGTCTCCTCCATCATGGACACGACATGACATGGTTGCTATTATCAACTATAACTTAGCATCTGTAAGAGAGGCTGCAGATACAGAAAAAGCAACTATTGTTGCAGCTAGGGCGGTAGGAGATGAACTAACAGCCAATATAATGATTCCTCTACTACAAGGTAGTGAAGATGGCATAAAACTATACGAAGGCTACTTAAAGCTTATTGAACAAATGGGTATAGACAACTTTTTAACTTTACAGACATAATAGTCTCAATAAATAAAGGTATTAATCATGGACAGAATATACGATATACTAAAAAATGTTCAGGCAGCAGTAGAGAATCAAGAAATTGAGTCTCCAAAGACAGAGTTAAATGAATATAAACAAGACTTCCTAGAGATGAATATCGGCTCACTCACAGCAATCATGCAACATGCTAAAAACATACTTGACTCTCTAGGTGACCCGTCAGTTAAAGAAAACTTGACAGAAAGCTGGCTACAGGGTAAAATCGCCATAACTGAGGATTACATGCGAACCATTCACGATTTTGTGAAGTATGTACCATCAGAGGACGATAACTCTTTTGCTGGGGATAAGCCTGGACTTTGGGATAATATCCGCAAGAAAAAAGAACGAGAAGGCAAGAATTATAAGCCAGCTAAACGAGGAGATAAAGACAGACCAGATCCTGATCAGTGGAAAAAGTTAACTAAGTAAGACACTTTCAATTAAGATTTTATTTTATACAAAAGGACTTTTAATGGACAGAACGTATGACAGTTTGGATTCGTATATAAACCTAGCAAAAAAAACCATAGTGAAATTTGGACCAAGATTTTACAATGGTCTCTCAGCAGAAATGTTGAAAAACACTGATGCAGTATCAGATGTTGCAACAGCCATTATGTATGCCGATTGGAGATTTGATCCAAATAGACCTGGGAAAAGTGGTCAGAAAAAGACACTATACTCATATCGTAATCAGTGTGCAATATGGGCAATTAAGACATATGTAACTAATAAATACAAAAAACATCTCGATACAAGTATCAGTCTTAATTTTAGTGAAGAGGGTTCAGACTCGTCATTCTATTCTTCTATATCTGATGAGAAGGCAATGGATCCAGTAGATATTTTAATAGATAAAGAAGAGTCTTCACGGTTAACATCAAGCATCGATCAGCTACTGAATAATAGCATTTTATCTGACAAACAGAAAATACAGATTAAAATGTATTATCTAGAAAATCATACTTTGTCATATATTGGTAAAAAGTTTGGTGTCTCTAGAGAAGCAATTAGGCAAAACATTAAGAGAGCACTGGATATTATTCGATCTTATGATAAATGCACAGCTTAATCTTATTATTCCAATTTTTATTCATTCCAAGAACAGATATGAGATACTCTCATTAGCTGATTATACTCTAAGACTGCCTTCTGTTGAACTAGAGCCTAATCAAGACATTAATGAGCTTCTATCAATGCTGTTGAATAGATGTATAAAAGAAACCTCTGGAACAAATCCTAAATTAGTTGACATTATCATAACTTCTCAGCTTGATATATATTATATTTGTTTTGTTAATTATGAAACTACTATAATAAATAGCTATACTAGAACCATAGATCTTAACACCGATATACTACCACCAAATGCTACAAGAACTCTTTCGTTATTGGCTAAGTAAAAAACAGCCCTCTGTGGCTAAAGAAAAAACCCAAGAAGAGTCTATAGCAGAGGAGATGCATAGTCTAAGTGTAATTCTACATCCAGACGACATGGTTGATATCATAGTTTTGCATCCAAAGTTAGATAAATTATCTCTAGTTGAAATTTCAACAGAAGCAGAGAAATTTGCAGAATTGTTGATTTATGTTACTAATAATCTAATGGAACCAAAATTATTGACAACAATTCGTAATAAAATCAAAAACACGAATAATGATAAAGAGCAATTATTTTATGATAATGTTCTATCATATTATGATGTTATAAAAACCGAATTTGAGAAAAAACTAATTGATAATGGCCCACTAATCAGACCAAGATCTGTATTTAACTCCAAATAGCTGTTGTTTGTCGGCCAATTTCTTATTACTATACCATGGGTGTATTATACATGGTATCTCTAAAAAAAATAAGAGTTTAAACAAAGTATCAATTATATGATCAATCTTATCTCATGGCAAAAGTGGCTTGATCCATTTGGATCTGATGACGCAGAAGAGCTGGAGCATGATCCATATCTTGCAGATTATGAAGAACAAGAATCAGATGGTACTACTGAAAACATTAATGATGAGGAGCAAGAGAATAAAATAATTAATACAACACAAAGAGTAAAAGTTATTGCTACGCCAATGGGCATTATACCAGTCACTGATAATACTATGAGTGGAAAGATTTTTAATTTTTGGATTGGGCATACTAACTTTGATATTACTCATAAAGTTGCTGATGTTATCGAAAAAACCGATGGGGTTGAAACCCTAGATATTTTTACTAGATACAGATTCCGAATTGCTGTTGGTAAAGCTTTTGATGATTCTTCGGTAATGAGAGATATAAATAAGAGAGTATACTCGGAGCTATCATAACAATGTCAACAGCCAAATCATTTACTGAACTTGAAAGCGAATTACAATCAATACACTCATATAATATAGATACAAAAAACAGAGAAATATATCTACATTCATATTTAGGAGATAGTGAAGAAGGTGGTGTTGACTATAGGTCTGCTATAGTACTTGAAAAAAATCTCAGGTACTTAAACCTATTATCTCTAGAACCAATTTTAGTTCATATGCATTTACCAGGAGGAGACTGGCAAGACTGCCTAGGTATGTATGATGCTGTCAGGGCATCAAAAGCTAAAGTTATCATCCTCGCTTATGCTAAAGCAGAATCTTCTAGTAGTGTTTTATTACAAGCTGCCGACCTTAGAATATTGATGCCAAATACACATGTTATGATTCATTATGGGTCATTTAGTATGGATGGGGAACACAGCAAAGCTGCTGCGGCTGGCATTAGATGGAACGAAAACGAGTGTGATAAGATGGTTGATATTTTTACTGACAGGTGTATGAATAGTATGATAGCTAAAGAGAAAAATTGGAAAAAAATGATGGCAAAAAAACACATAGTCTCACAACTTGCTAATAAATGCGATTGGATATTAACGGCTGAAGAAGCAGTATATTACGGCTTTGCCGATGGTATTCTTGGCACTAAAAAATATCCCAATATAGACTCACTTAAAAAATAATGCTATTAGAATATTCATATTATGATATCGCTTCTAATGATGCCGAAATTCAAGGCAACTTAACAGAAGCTTTAAAACACAATGTGCAGACAATATCTGTACTTCCGCCATATGCCAGACTTGTAAAGTCTTTAGTAAACAATGCTGCAAAGATTTCTTGCCCGATAGATTATCCAATGGGTGTGTTAGATATAAAATCCAGACTATCAGTAGTTGATTTTTGTTTAAAAAATAATGTTGATATAATTGAGGCAGTTTGCCCAGCACAGCTATTGTGCAACAGGAAGTATGATAAGTTTAGGGATGACATTAAACAATTAACTAATCTATGTTCTTCCCTAAATGTTGAACTAAGATACGTTTTAGAATATAGGCAATACTCCTACGAGCTGCTCTATAAAGTTGCCCAAATCTTATATGACTTTAATGTTAAAACAATCTATCCCTCAACTGGATACTCTTTAGACGATATTGGCGACAATATCATAGCTTCTGCTCTAATTAATAAGAAAGTTCCAAATATCAATATTATCTGTAATGGTAATTTGTGGAATAGTAATCATCTAAAAATGGTTAAAAATAACCAATTATACGGTTTAAGAATCAATTCCCTAAACGGTTTACAGCTAATAAATAGCTAATTCTCTGTTTTTAGGTGTATACGAATAATAAGTATATACTTGTTTCTTTCCTTAAATCTTCATGGAGTTTTATAAAATGGCTACAATTCAACAAGGTGGAGCAGCCTCAACAGGCACATACTGGAGTGGTAGCTCTACAAATAATAATCACGGTACAGCTAAAAGAGTCGGCACAGTATCCTCTGTCTTAGAGAATAGTTCACTAGGACAAGTAAATGTTGGTGTTTTCGCTTCAACAGTTATTGATGGAGATTACACAAACAAGGCTATTTCTGAAGGAACTATCGCCCACGATCATGTCAAGCCCATAACTGCCAAAGTAACCTCAGAGCTTGGTGGAGTTGCCAGTAGTGCTTTATCAACTACAGCTAATGTTCCTGGTCAATTAAGAAGCATTAACAAGAGAGAAAGCTACAGATCACCCGGCACCGCAACCGCTATCAGAGCTGGCTACTTTAGTCTTTACACAGGTAGGTTCACAACTGCCCCAACAGCTGTTACAGAAACCCCAGGTACAGATAATGCTGCTAGTCCCACCAGAAGCGTTCCCGGTTCTATGAGATTCAAGAGTGGCGCTCCTGTTGCTATTGCAAAAAACTATCCAGCTAAAAATGGCTAATAGTTAATTAAATTCTACCAATAAGAAGAGAACCAGGAATCATCTTTCTGGTTCTTTTTTTATAGGTGTATTATATCTAAAGAATAACACTTTCTAAAAATCTTATAAAAGGCTTCCATAATGTCTGAAACCATTATTCATTTCTGGGAGAACATAGCCACAACAAGTATTGGAATTATAGTAACAATGGTTGGATTTTGGGTGGCTATTGGTAGAAATATGGCAACTAAATCAGAGGTTTTGGTTATGATAGAAACACAATCTCCATACCTTCATGATAAACAATTTATTATGGAAAGGTTAGCTTCTAACAAAGAAAGTCAAGCAGCTTTCGCGCTGGCTCTTCAAAGAAATACAGAAGTTATGACAGAACTGAAAATTCAAATAGCAATGCTTGGCAAAACTTTAGAAACTTTAGAAGACAGAATAGAAAGGTAATTTATGGCAAACGATATAAATAAAGCAATTAGTGCTAATCAAATAAAAAACGGAACAACCGTTGTTACAACAACAGTTACCGGAGAATACTCAACAATCGACACGTATGTTAAAAACACTCCAACAATTAGTGATATTGAAACAAAATATGATAATAGATTCTATAATGGTATTTTTGTTCAATTAGTCGGCGACCAAACAGTAATAGGTGGTTAAATGAGTATACAACGTATTAATGAATTTCCAGCAGCTAGTGCTCTGACTAGTGATGATATATTTTTAATTATGGACGATCCATCAGGGTCTGCTTTAACAAAAAAAGTCCCAGTATCTGTTCTTCATTCTGGTTTAGTTCAAAGCAATACTAGCTTAGTTAATAATTCTATTCGTATAACAAATATGATTAGTATTTCTCAAAGCAACTACGATGCTCTTGCTACAAAAGATACTAATACACTATACATAGTTAATGGCTAAGGATAAATTTGTATGCCAACAGTAAATAGTGATATATTTTTAAGTAACTCTAACATAACTTCTATTAAATTAGGAGATAATAGTGTTTCTAAAATATTCCTTGGCGAGAATCTAGTATTTGGAAGTACATCAGAAAGTTGTACAGATTCAGTTGCTAGTGTCAAAATGATAGGATGGGTTTCTGGTGACAGAACTCTTGCTCCTATTGGATATGCTCCTTATGGTCGTGAGACCTATACCTATGGAGACGAAACTGTCCGATACGAGACAGGAGTATGGCTTTATATTGGAGCAGAAGGGGAGATTACGAGAGCATATAGTTATGCAAGCTATCCTTGGTTAGTAAACTGGCCAGCTCCTTATTCTGGTGAGAAGTTTTGTAGTTTTGGTAGTTCTGGGTTTCAGTGGATGAATATCAGCTCTGTTACTTCAACCTCCGCTTCTGGAATTGGTCAAAACAATATCACAATCTCAATAACACAAACTGGCGGAGGTATGGATGCCCACGATGGTATGGTTGGTGGCACAACCTTCCCCGAAGCTTACGGAGTACCACTTAGTGGAACTCAAATTAAGAATACTCAATCTGGTATTTTTACTGCAACTTTTAGTCAACCTGTTACCGACGCGTTGGTTGCATTTGCTAGCGTTGGTCAAGGAGGTACCCCAGTTCCTGTACAAGTATCAGCATCATTTACTCCAATATGGGAAACACTTACAACATATCAAAATCCAGTAAATGCTACACAATATTCTCAGTTTACCGGAGAAGAAGGATATAATATAATTCGAATAGATGGAACTGTAACTACTGTAACTTTCAATTATACTGTTAGTGAAAATTATTGTACGGTTTGTTTCGGATTTGTTGATCAAAACGCATAATACTAAACCGTGTTTATTATGACTCAAACCAAAACATGTAATCAATGTAATATTACAAAACAACTTAATGATTTTCCGAATAGTAAAACTGGTAAATATGGCAAACTAGCTCAGTGTAAAAGTTGTGATAAGGCTAATCAGCACAATAGATATATTAAAAATAGAGAAGATAGAATAAAAAAATCTAAAGACTATAAAATTAAAAATAAAGAGCATAATAAAACAATAGATAAACAAAGATATTCAAGACAACGAGAAACTAAGCTAGCTTATCAGAAAGAACAAAGACTAAATAAGCCCGAGTATATGAAAAATTATAGGATTAATAATAAAGAAAAAATTAGACAAAGTGCAAATAAGTGGCAGCATAAAAAATATTATTCTGATCTTTCTTATAGGTTAAAAAGTATTTTACAAAAAAGAATAGTAGCTAGTATTAAAGGATACTATAAATCTCAAGCTACAACAGAATTATTGGGTTGTTCTATTGAAGAGTTTAAACAACATCTGGAATCACAATTTTATAAAGATCCTAGACTGAACTGGGAAGCCTATGGCCCCAAAGGATGGCATATTGACCACATAATTCCATGCGCCAGTTTTGACCTTTCTGATCCAGAACAGCAAAAAATTTGTTTTCACTATACTAATATGCAGCCATTGTGGTGGGATTTGAATATTGCTAAATCAGATAAGATCTTGTAGCGGTGTATATAGTATATAATAGCAGTCTTTAACATAGGAGATAAACTATTATGATTAAGCCCGGTTGGAAAAGTTCAGAATTTTGGTTTACAGTAGTTAGTTTTATTTTTAGCGGATTATATCTTATGGGTCTTATAGGTGAAAATTCTCAAAAAGAAGACCTAATTCAAGAAACTACAAGAGGTCTAGAAGCAACAATCCTTATTATTGGACAGCTAACTGTATTATTTAAATATGTAAAAGGAAGAACAGACCTAAAAAAGACTTGGTGGAGTACAGCCACTCCAGAAGAAAGAAAAGAAGCAAACAAAAAGAACGACAAACCAGCAACAGTAAGAAAAAAGAGAAAAACAAATGGAAAACCAAAACCTGCCAGTAAATGATCTTGGAAATTTAGTAGCTAAAGCTAAAGAAATACTTAAAAACGCCAAAGCAGTAGCAATGCCACAAGCATGGAACGTATTGCAATTGGCTACAGCCGAAGTAATTCAAAAGATAGAAGATAATAACCCCTCTCTTAAAGGGGTTGATAAAAAAACACTTGCTATGACTATGATTAGCAACTTTTATGATCAAGTTTTTACTTTAGTGAATTTTCCATTTGTGCCAAAACTTTTACAGCCTATTATACAGAAGTATGTCAAGCAATTGTTAATGCTTTTAGTAAGTTCTTCAATTGATGCTTTTGTCATTACTTTTAGGAATAATGGCATTTTCATTGATCCAAGTGTTGTAATTACTCCGGACGTAGATAAAACTCCATCAGTTTCAGATAAATAAGAGAGGCTAAAATGAATTTTACAGAAAGTTTCCAAGAGTTTAGTAGTAGATTGAGCACAATGGACTTGGCTCTATATGCTGGTGTTGGTATCGTACTATGGGTTATGTTTAAGGATAAGCTTAATCCAGTACAAAAGCTATTAGGTTCTATGATTGAAAAACTCAGAGGAGCAACAGACAATACTTCTCTCCCAGTAGTAAATGTTCCTGCTGTTTCTCCTGTTGTTGTTCCAAAGAAAACAGATTCAGAAGATACATTTTTTAAGCTAGTAGTTTCATGGAAGCAAACTCGTGATCTTGCTGTTCAGAGCGGATGTTCTGAAGCTGTTAAGGTAGCAGACCAGATGTTCCCATATTTAAGTCCCAATGTATGCAGTAAACAAAATGAGGATAAGGTATCATGAATCAAAAAAACGTACTACTAGTATTAGCTGGTCTATTAATTGTTGTTGGTTTGCTTAAGCCAGACTTTTCAAATATTCTTGGTCCAAACAAACCAGCAGTAGTTGATGTTTTAGAGCTACCAGAACCAACAGACCCAGCCGTCAAAAAAGAAGCAGATGATGTTGTTGTTCTTCTAAAAGAAGCAGGGGCTAAAAACGATGCTAAAAGACTTAGAGATCTTTACATTGATTTGGCAAAGCTTGTGGAGCTTGATGGAGAAGACGAAGTAGTTAAGAGTACTGAAGAAATTCGTCAAGCAAATAGCTTAGCTGGTGTGATGCTTAAACTAGACATAAAAGGCAAATATCCAGATTTAGCAAAAGAAGCTAAAGAAGTTGTTGTTGCAGCTATAGGCGATGATCATATTCTACTATCCAAAGAGCTACGAGTTAAAGCTGCAGAAGGTCTTAATGCTTTAGCTTGGGCTTGTAACATGGGATCAAAATAATGCCACGATATACTCCAAAAGAATTATATGACAATTATCGTAAGGGTTTTAGCGGTTGTTTATTTGAACAGCATGTGTTTGATCACTTAATGGAAACTTCCAAGTATCCATTATTTGGAGATGCTAGTAAAAAAATTAGTGGTAGTGGCAAAGGTAAGCTTTCAACACCATACAAAAGTGTGTTAAAGTTTGATAAACATCCTTATAATGAAAGACAAACTACTGGAGATTGTGTTAGTCACGGAACGCGAAATGCTTGTGATGTAACCCGAGCTGTAGAAATAGATATACATAATGAGAGAGAGGATTGGATAGCAAGGGGTGCAACAGAAGCTATCTATGGATATAGAGGGTTTAGTGGACAGGGTATGAGTTGTGCTAGAGCAGCTGAATTTGTTAGTAAGGTTGGTGGTCTTGTAGTGAGAAAGAATTATGGTTTTGTAGATTTCAGTAAATATAATGGTAATTTAGGGGCGGGCTGGGGCGGTAGAGGTCTTCCAGATAAAGTACTAGATCTCTCTAACGATCACCAGATCAAGACTGCTTCATTAATACGAACAGTAGAAGAAGCCCGTGATGCTTTAGCTAATGGTTATGGATTAGCTGTATGCTCTAATTATGGATTTAGCAATACTAGAGATAAAAAGGGATTTGCTAGAACATCTGGTAACTGGGGTCATTGTATGGCCTGGATAGCTTGTGATGATACTGGTAGTGAACCAGCTTTTCTCGTTCAAAATAGCTGGGGTAAATGGAATGATGGTGGACATCCAGAATGGGGTCCTATTCCAGAAGGGTCGTTTTTAATCCACGCTGATGTTGCTGCTGGAATGCTATCTGCTAATGGCTCTTATGCTTTTAGTGGTTTTGATGGCTTTCCTTTACAAAAACTACCGAGCTACGGATTCGAAGATTATCTATAAGAAAACTGACCGCCACAGGAGTAATAATACTATGGGGCGGATTTATCTACGACATAATCAAAGATTATATCCAGGATAGATTTTAGCAATCTCCTAAATTGGCCCAACAAGTTTCGAAGTCGCCGTAGCATATGCCATCAATATTGGCACACATAGCCTCTCCAAAATTGTCGCAGGTCCCCCACGAATTGCAGCAATAACACGGTTTCCCATTCAAAACACTATAAATCGGTCCATCATTATCATATGTCATAAAGTTAGCCTTTTTAAAATTTACATTAGAAGTTACCCCCAATTAGAGGGTTGAATGTATCATAATAAAGGATACACCTAAAAAACAAACTAAATTATAATTGGTGTATTTATACTATAATCCTTCCTTTCTACAGAGATTATTTCTATGAGATTAATAGATAGAATAGCTCTAAATAGAGCAATACAAATGCTTCTAAATTTTATTTTGGCTATTATCAAGATATTTAATAAAAATTCTCCTGAGAATAAGCCAGATGGTCCTGTTAAGCCAAAACCAAAAAAACCTTTAAGAGATTTGGTAGACAATATTCTTCCATGGAGAAAATAAAATGAATAAATTATTTGTTGGTTTATTCTGTGTTAGTTTGTTGTTTGCTGAGTCTAGTTACTATGGCTCCACAACAGCCCCTGTGACTCTTGCTGGAGGCATTATTAAAGCCAAGCATGTACAGGAAGTCACCCAAAAGTATAAAAGAAAAGATTGTCCAATTTGCAAGGGTAAGGGTTGGTATATGAGTGGTGATGGTATTCTTAAAATTGATTGCACATATTGTGAAATTGATAAAGGTTCTCTTTCTGTGGGACCAATCAAATCAATTACTCCATCAGCTCCTCCAATCAAGATATACTCAGCTCCAATAAATTGCCCAGACGGAAACTGTCCAATTCCCAAAACACCAAGGAGATAAATACTATGGCTGATAATGAAAAACTCAAAGCTATAGCTATTAAAATTTTAGAAAAGTCTACTGTACCTAAAGACGATATGTACGGATTTGCTATTGTTACTATTTTAATGATGATAAGCATAATACTAACATGTGTAAGAATACTACAAGAATGTAATAAGAATAAACTAACCTCCCAATCTACAGCACAAGATAAATATTCAATGTATGGTGAACAAATAAAAACCTTTAGTTCAAGAAAAGGTTGGTTTACTAAAATGAGAATTAAAAAAATTCTTCGTAGAGAAATGAACAAAGAAGATTATAATAAATACTCATTAAGTATTCTGGATGCTTTGTTAGAAACAGGAGAAATTCTCACGGATGATGAGATTCAAACACTAGTGGAGAATGCCAATGTTTAATATATTAGTATGGTGTGTCTATGGTTTATTCGTTGGATCTATCGCTAAGAGCCTAGTTCCTGGCGAAGAAAATTTCGGCTTTGTTAAAACCGTAGCTCTAGGAGTTGCAGGATCTTACATGGGCGGAGCCATATTATATATGATTGGTCAATATAGTAGCCTAAGTCCAGCAGGTATTTTTATGGGTGTTGCTGGTGCGACATTATCTCTTGTGCTTTATAATAAAATTACGACTAGTAAATAGTATTTCCTTATGGTCGATGTTTATCTGTGGCTGTATCATATAGATTTATGGGATGAATTTTATAGTCTGTTGTCTCCAATAAAAGAAAATATTGTTCTTCATCTTGGACTATGCCATGATACTCAGACTAAAGAAGTAATTTATTTAGCAGAACGCGGCTTTCCACATCTAAAAATCAGTCACTATCCTAATGCCGGTGCTGATATTCTATCGTTCATTAATGATTTTGTTAATAATTCTTGTAAACAAGATATATTTCTAAAAATTCATTCTAAAAAAAGTATACTAATGAATAAAATAGAGTGGAGAAAAGTTCTTCTTCATTCTTTAATAGGAAATAATGGAAATAATTTTTATACTAACATTAATCGATTACAAAAACACGAAAAAATTGGCTTAATTAGCCATCGTGCTCTGCTCTTCAAAAATCAAGAGGGTCCAAACTCTAACAAAATTGATGAGATCCTACAATATTATCAAATACCCAAAGAGAGCATAAAAAATAGAGTGTTCGCTGCTGGTACTATGTTTATGGGTAAAAGTAGTCTGTACAACAATTTTTTAAATAAGGGCTCTATAAGTTATCTAGATCCCCTTCTGAGACAAGAAGTCGGATATGTCAGAGACAATAAAGGAGCTACATACTCTCATAGTCTAGAAAGAATATTTGGCTATATATGTGAGCACTACGGTTTACTAACAGACTATGCAAAATATCAAACTATTCGTGTAATAAATACCAAATCTCCAACGAATAAACTGCATTTGTCTATAACAAATAGTGGATATGTTTTTTTAGAAGAGGATATTCAAGTAAGAGGTAGACTATTGCATAGAGATGAGGGCACATTTACTATAGTTTGGAATCATTTAACCAAACCACACACTAGAAAATATGTAAAAATAGCCAATAATACATATATAGGATCATGACTCATAAGTGGATCAGTAGTCATCTCATAGAAAAAGAGGTGCAAAAATATATACATCTACTTCCTAAAAATTTTGACTGGCAGTATTATTTAGAGCAAAATCAAGATTTAAATCTAGCAGGAATAAACAACGAGAAAAGTGCTATTGAGCATTTTCTATTCTTTGGAAATAGAGAAAAAAGGATCTTTGCTCGGTCAAGGGTAATAGAAACAGATGCTGACCAGTATGCAGAAATATTATCTAGTATCAATAAAAAAATATTGATTAAAATTCCAACTCTTAGTAGACCAAAACAGTTATTAGATTCTATTAAGTCTTTTTCAGAGAATGCTCAAAATAAAGATAATATTCATTTTATTGTTACTGTTGACAATAATGATATTTTAACGAATAATCCTAAAATTATTGCTAAATTAAATTCTTATGATAATCTGACTATTTGTTATGCGGACACCAGATCAAAAATAGAAGCGTACAATCTACATATAGATCATGTTCAATTTGATATACTAATATTATCTTCTGATGACATGATAGTAACAAAATATGGATATGATCAAATTATTATCGATAATATGATTAAACATTTTCCAGGATTAGACGGAGTATTATGGTTTGATACAGGAGATAATAAAAAAACTAATACCTTAGCAATTATCGGCAATAAACTTTATAATCAAATTAAACCCATATACAACCCCTGTTACACTGGATACTATTGTGATGATGAATTTAGTCAGATAGCGTTTAAATTAGGAAAGATGGTTAGAGTTGATCAAGAAATTATTAAGCATAATATACCCGATCACTTAAATATGTCTAACGACACAACTTATCTAAAAAGCTTATCCTATGGATCTAAAGACAGGACTATTTATAAGATTAGAAAAAAAATACAGTTTGATATTCCAGGAGTAGAACCACTACCGTCTTGTCATAATATTCCTAAAGAATTTATGCTGGCCAAAAGAAACAAAAACTGGCCTAACTTTTGGCTAGCACCAGAGACTAGATACGATGACCCTATTAGCTCAATGGATATATATGCTATAGAACAGATGGATAAAACTGTAGCCAACATGGATAAAACAGAGTTCGTAGGCTTTGCTAAAAACTATTTCAGAGATTTTAGATGGACTATTCCTCCTGTTATTCATCAAATATGGATCGGTGGACCAATACCCATACCAATTAAAAAGATGATGAAAACTTTTTCTGTAGATTATATGAAACAGTATCCTGGTTTTAGATATATTTTATGGGATGATGCAAAGTTGAAGAATCTCAAGATGATCAATAGGGATCTTTTTGACAAAGAAACACAATACGATTGTAAGTCCGATATTGCTAGAGTAGAAATCTTAAATCAGTTTGGTGGTATTTTTATAGATTCTGATACTATATGGTTAGGTGATAAATCTTTATTGAGTATCCAGCACCTAACATCTTACGGAATACTAATTGCTTATGAAAAAACAGGAAAAAAAATAGGCAAAGGATATTTAAATGAGAACACAACACGGTGTGCCAATGGGGTTTTTGGTGCAACAATACAGAATCCAATTATAGCTTATCTTATTGGTCAAATGAGAATTTCATATGATAATAATAGAAAACATGGAGTTGTAGCGGCAACTGGGCCAGATTTTGTTCAGTCTGTGTTTGATTCTTTGCAATCAGATATTAGTGTCAATATATTAAATCATAAATATTTTTACCCTTCTTGGTGGTGTGTAAATAAACAAAATAATCCTGAATATCATGAATTTGTAAAAGATAGCTTTTTAAGTAAAAAGGGATTGATTAAAAAATATCCAGAAGCTATACTTTTCCATAAGGGCTGGACATCTGCTAAAAATAAGGACTCGGCACCGGCCAAAGAAAGTACAGAAAAATGAATATTGTTACAATTATGAACTATGACTGGTCAAAAAAACAAAGTTTTGACCTATGTTACACTTGGATCAAACAATGTAAAATATGGCTATCTAAATATGACACAGTATATATTTATAGTTTTAAACCTCTTCCAGATGGTCTCAAAAAATCCATACTATCTTCTGATACCTGTGTTTTTAAATCTGTGATAGTCAAAAAATTTGCTCACACAGAAAGTATTCATTTTGGTTGCGAAGCACACATGGTAATTTCTAACCATAACTTCTTATTTAAACTATATAATACTACTCAAATTAATTTTCCTTTTTTGTTTATGGATTGTGATGCATTTATAGTAGGATCAATAGACAAGTTAAACAGTATTTTTGAAACCACCAAAGATCAAATTTTTTTCTTGGACCATGAACCAAACATACCAGCAGAAACAATTTTTCTACCTCCGTTTATTAATTCTGGTGTGTTCATTATGAATGATCCAAAACATCTAATATATAACTGGGATAAAATTTATAGATTTGCTATGTCTATCAATTTTATTCCTAGGTTTCATAATTCTAATCAAATTATACCGGGAACTGATCAGTCTATAATCAAAAGCTATTTAGACCACATCAAATATGACTACTCACACAAAAACTTCACTATTGACCACAACACGGCCGGATCTATGATAAATGAATGGTACAGAAATAAAGAAAACAAACTACAAACTACTCTTAAAAACGACCCTTCCACCACATGTAAAATAGTGCATTACTGGGGGAAAAATAAAAATATTCTATTTAATAGTCCTCTCATAGTAGAAGAAAAGGTCTCTTCATAATGACACAGTGTTCAATAGTTATGATGTCTTGGGATAGACCTGAAAATATTAATACTATTTTATCCGCATATCAAGAGTATAGTTGCGTTAAAGAAATAATTGTTTGGAATAATAATTCGTTTTTTTATGTCTCTAATTTAAATTTATCCAAAGTTAAAACCATTAATTGTAATAGTGATTTTGGATTAAATACTAGATTTATCGGTGCTCTTTTAGCGTCTAATAGATGTGTTATAGTAAACGATGACGATATCTTATTATCGGAAAAAAATATAAAAAACCTAATTAATCACTTTGAAAGAGACTATTCTAGAATTTATACTTATGAAGGACGTATTCCTCAAAATGGATTATATACCTGTGCTCCGGGGCCAGGAAGAATAGAGAATGTTAAAGAACCAACAGAAGTAGATGTTGTTCTCACTAGAACGACATGCTTCGATAAGCTATATGCTGTTGAATATTGTAAATTGTCTGATGTTGTTTTTTATGATGTCAACACTAATTTGAATGGAGAAGATATTGTATTTAGTTATATAACAACCCACCTATCTGGTAAAAAACCTCTGGTCCTACCAATCCCAGATAAAGACGGATACATTGAGCTTCCTGCTAAAATAGATTCTAAAATTTCAACAAGACCAAATTTCACAGATAGAAGAAATACTCTTATTCATAGGTGTGAACTATTATTTCCGTCGCCCAAATATCCCACCCCGGATAGCGATAAAACTGTTTTTTTTGGAAACGGATTTTATCCATGTGGCTATTATAAGGACTCTTTTGTAGTCAACTCTGATTATAAAAAACTTCTTATCAAAGAAGACCACAGCGGAACGAAATACCTATCCTGCAATACAACAGGAATATATGATTGGACTATTTTTTATATAGAGACCAATGTTTTAATTAAAAACAGTGACCAAATTATTATCAAAGGATGGATGTCAGAACAAGAAATACCTACTGATTTAGAGCTAACATTTATTAATGATGAAACAGAACAAAAAACTCAACGAATAAGAATACCATTCAAAACAGATTTTGTATCATCATACTCTATTAATATTAAAGATTATATTAGTTGCTCAGAAGACACTATGCTTTCCTCTATCAAATTTATTTTGTATACAAAAAATAGACCATGTTCAGAACTTTGTTTATCCGAAATAAGCGTTTTACATTAAGGAGTCAATTATGTACGAAGATATAAAAAAGTTATTAGAAAATTATAAGCCAACAAATAATACAGAACAGGATGCTGAAATCCAAAGGATGCTTTCTTTGTGTTTTCAGGTCATAATGAGACTAGAAACACAGAATGGCGAATTAGTAGAAAAGATATTAAAGATTGAAAGAGTAGAATCAACGCTATTAAATGAAATTGAAAGTATCAAAAATAAAACCTCAGATTTTCTTGGTAGTTGGGTTCGTTATAATTGGTAATTTATGACACAGACTATTAATATATTTCAAGTTATTAAAAATAGATCTAAGATAATAGATGGGCAGCAAACGCTGTATCTTTATCCTAATTGTATAGATTCTATAATAAATGCTATCTCAAGCTCTTCATTTAATTATAAGCTTTATGTTTATGATTTTCATTCTGACGACTATCCTTTATACGACTGGATGCCCAATAAATTAAAAGACAAACTAGACTATGAGATAATTCAAACAAATTCGGAATTTTTTGATAAGGGGGAGGGTCTAAATTATTCTCGTGATTTGTTTACTGAAGATGACTTTTTAGTCTATTTAGATGTTGATGTGATAGTAACAAAGTCTTTTATTGAGCGTATAGAGGCTAGATTTAACACGGACAATGCTGTCGGGTTTTTTGCTCCATATTTTTTGGCAGAAGATGGGTTGAATGGACATAAGGTTTTAGAGAGTGTGGGTAACTTATGGATTAGGCATAAAGATCTATTGAAGTTGCCACCTTGGATTTCTATGAATTGTTGGGGTGGAGAAGATACTATATTCCTTTACAATTGTATTAAAAATGGATTAAAAGTGTTTCGAGAAACAGACACAGACCTTTATCATCAATGGCACCCCATTGACCTAAGAAATAAATATTATAAAGGAGGAGATCCTCCTAAGGCTGATTATGCCCAAGCTATTAGAGAATACTATAAAACTGGTATTCTGAAGGAGATTACTAAATGAACGTTACTATTCAAGCAATGAGGGGATCAGCAGAGAATACTTTTTTCCCTTATGTAGATTGGATGTACCGTATACTTTTTAAAGAACTAGAGTCAAAACTAGACTGGAAAATCTCTCTCAACTCCAGACCATGCGTAAAAGAACAATTTGGGAATCCACACGGTCAACATTATACTATTATCAGAATAGAGGGATGTAAACCTATTGTAATAGATGAAAGAGAGACTTCTTATATTACTCCGGCTATAAATGACTTTGATGCTTGGTTTATTGTTAAATATGCGTATAGAGAGAAAGAAGGCTTTTATAATAACAAAGGTATAGGAATTGACAATGATGAAAAAAGTAAAACTTTAGGAGGCTGTAGACATAAGGTTGTACCATGGGTTGGACACGCCTGGGAATATGGAAGATGGAAAACAAAGCCATGTGAAAATTGGATTTCTAATTTTGACAAAGATATAAACTTAATATTCACTGGAACAGATAGAACAAATAGAGATACTGGTATGGTACGCTCAGAGAGTTGCAGATTACTTGAAAAATATTTTCCTCCGATGTCTTATATTGGTCTATGTTCAGTTCCTTTTGGTTTAACAAAAGGTATTGAGGGCTTGGTTTATGCAGATATTATTATTCAAAAAATGTATCAAGACTACCAAGAAAAACTATCTAGATCTAGAATAGGATTAACTCTTCCCGGCCTGGGACTCGCCTGCTACAGAGAATATGAATATTTTGCCCAATGTATTCCGTGTATATCTCCCAAGTTTGAGATCGGATATGCCGACCCGCTGATTCCTGATTATCATTATGTGGCATTTGATTTACAAAGCCCGTCGTCTTTTGTAGACGCATATGCTAAGCTTCAAGATAGAGAGTTTTATGATTTCATTTCTTTGAACGCATGGAAATGGTGGCAAAAAAATACCAATCCAAAAAATAAACAAGGAATGCTTGAGTCTTTCTTGTCGGCGCTAGGGCAGTGTGATTCTTTTAAAGAACAATTTAAAAGCTATTATGTAAGCCTATTACCAAAGGAAGTTTTATGACAGAAGATGAATATACCAAGAGTGATGGTTTTAAGATCCCAAAAGATACTAGTTATACAGTGAGAAGATATCTTACTTTTCTTGGGATGAATGGTGCGGTTGTTTATCGTCCCACCAAGTATGAGGATGTTTCAGAAGAATTTAAGACCGTGGCTCAGATGTTAGGTTTTACTGTTTTTAGTAATGGTGATGCGTATTGTTTTGTTAATGAGGGTGGCAATTGTACAAGAACGGCCCTACCAGCACCACCAGCTTAAGCAGGTATTTATAAATGAAACACATAGTATCTTTAGGCGTAGACTGTTCTTTAGCCAGTTATTTTAAAGATAAAAATATAAGACAAGAAGCGTATCCTTTTGATTGGGTAGTTTCTTACTATGGAATAGATATTTTATTGGAAAATAAGTTCGATAATTTTTTCCCTAACGATGGAGAAAGTTCTACCGACTATATTCGCTTTATGCATGATTCTTTTCCTAAAGACATTACAAAATATGAAAGAAGAATTGAGAGATTGTTTCAATTAATAGATTCCGTTAACGATGAGTTACTTTTCATTAGGCTGGGCCATTCTTCTAACCATCATTTTGATTGTTCCTCTTTAAAAACAAAGCCAACACCAGAGCAACTAGATGAAATAAAGTTGTCAAAAAACATTTATCAATTTTTAACTAGAAAAAATCCCAAGCTTAAATTTGAAATGCATCTTATACTAAACTGTAATTTATGTAAAAGTACGATAGAAGAGGAAAAAAACTTGGATATTCGGACATATGATCTTTCCCAAAGTATGCCAGAGTTTTCTTTGGAGGAATCACAAAAAAATAATAAATACTGGGGAATTTATCTACACAATAGAACAAGGGTTATAAATCAATTTTTAAATAATTGGATTGGTAAACTATGAAAAACTTATTAATTGGTTATTTTTATAACGTAAAATCTCTTGAAGGAATAAAGGTGTTTATAAAGAGCTCTTATTCCTTAAAAAATAAAAGCTTTGATACTGTTCTGCTAGATGCTTCTGACGATGGTTCGGGAGAAGAGATAAAAGAATTTGCAAAAGATTACGATGTTTCAATTGTCAAAATCAAGAAACAAATCGATAGCCTTTATATAGATAGATTTCAAGCATATAAAGAATACCTTAGTCAAACTACGTATCACCATATAATACTGAGTGATTGCACAGATGTTTATTTGCAAAAAGATCCTTTCTTAGACTTAGAAACGTATCAATCTGGGTTGGTTTTGTCGTCTGAAAATGCTTTAATTAAAGATATACAGTGGAATTATGACATTATTAAAAATGTTTATGGTTATGAGATAGCAGATCGTTTTATAGAAGAGCCAATAATTAATAGTGGTATAATTGCAGGAGACAAAACTTCTTTAGATATTATTTGTAGTCTAATTGTTTCTGAACACGATAAGACACATCGTTGTTTTACCGGATCAGACCAAGGAATATTAATGAAAATAATCTATTCTAAACAATATCCTTATCCTTATAACTATCAATTTGCTCCTAGTAATTTTAGCCTGATGTTAGCTGCTGGTTTTGGTTTTTCTGATAAGCTAATCAATAGTCATGGAATTAATATTGACGGAATCAAAATCACAGACAATCTGAATAAGGTGTATTCAATTATTCATCAGTACAATAGAAAAGAAAGTTTTAACAATAAAGTAATCCAATATTTCTCAACATAAGCAGAAAAACATGGGTTTCTAATCTACAAATATGAAAAAAATATCATCTCCAGACGAAGCTAAAAACAAGGTTAAAAAAACAAACTTGATCATCTATGGTTCAATAAGGAACATAGAAGAACATTTCGCAAAGTCTTTTTCAAATATTGACAAGATATCTGATGTTTTTGATAATGTACTGTGCATTATTTTTGAAAATGATTCATCAGACAAAACAAGAAATCTACTAAAAGATTGGAAAAAAAGTAGCAGCAAAATAAAAAAACACATCATCTTGGAAGATGGTCTAGCAAACACAATGCCTTCTAGAACACAAAGATTAGCTTATTGTAGAAACTCTATTCTAAAATACATATTTGAAAACAGCCTAGAAAATACTTATGAGTATGCTTTGCACTGTGATTTAGATGAAGTTTTTTGGGAGATAAGCATTGATGGAATTTTAACATGCTTTCAATACGATCTTGATGAATGGGACATGATGGGTTGTATCAATGAAGATTTTTACTACTTTGATTACTGGGCATTAAGACACAAAGACTCGTATTTTGCCAATAATGTTTTTTCTACTTGCTATTATCCGAAGCAGGACTACAGACAACACACAAAGACATTCAGTAAAATTATATTTGAAGCGTCTAGATCAAATGACAAACTAGTACCAGTTCAGTCTTGTTTCAATGGCATGGGACTATACAGATTAAAGAGCATGAAGGGTTGCAGCTACTTGGGCTTGCACAAGTGTGGAATTTGTCAAGACAGCAAATGCAATGTAGGTGTTGATGCCAGAAATTTTTCAGAACCAACAGACGATAATGACCATATAAACCTACACAGAGAGATGATGGATAAGAACAATGCAAAATTATACATTAATACTGATATGAAGTTAAAAATAAAACCAGGAACTATGTTCTACAATATCTTTGGAGGCAATTGTGATGTGGAGAAATGATATAATAAATTACTTGATAAAAACCAAAAAATTCAAAAACTATCTAGAAATAGGGGTCAGAATACCGGATGAATGTTTTAATAAAATAGAATGTCCCACAAAACATTCCGTGGACCCTGGACACGAAAAATATTATGATCCTAAAATTGCAGAAGAATATCACAAAATAACATACAAATTTACATCAGATAAATTCTTTGAATTACTTGATATGGGTTCTTTGGACTTAAACAAAGATTATAAGTGGGACATAATATTTATTGACGGCTTGCATCTTGCTGAGCAAGTTGAAAAAGACATACTAAATTCCTTAAACCACCTGAGTCCGTCTGGGATAATTGTAGTTCACGACATAAATCCAGCAACTATTCATACTGCCCGAGAAGATTATCAGTACAAAGTCTCAACAAATCAATTTGACAAAGTCACTTATGGTTTTAATTTGGGATATTGGAATGGAACTGTTTGGAAAACTTTCTACAAGATGAGAGTAACAAGACCAGATTTAGAGATGTACTCTGTGAACACCGAAGATATGGGGGTGGGCATAATAAAAAAAGGAAGTCAAAAGTGTTGCGAATTTGATAATCCTTTTTATGAGTTCAATAAATTTGCCGCAAAAAGAAATTATTACTTGAATTTGATTACAATTGAAGAATTTTTGACAAAGGAGAAATGTTGATGAGTTCTTGGAACGATAGAAGATTTCTTAAAGGAAATGAATATGACTAAAAAATTTTACGGTGAAGCTTTTTTGAATCCTGCTACTTTGGTTAATATAGCATCTAGCCATGAAACATGGCAAGAGATTCTATCTTTTCATCGTCAATTAGCAACAGACGATTATGTTAAATATCTTGACAGATGGTATAACAAATGTATTAATCTTTATGGAAAAAATTGGTTCTATTTGGATATTATCAATGTATTATACTCTGCTTCTAAAGTTTTAAAGCCAAAAAATTATTTAGAAATAGGGGTTCGTCGTGGTCGGTCTGCGTGCACTGTTGTAAGAGGATGTCCTTCGGTTGATATTTGTGCTTTTGATATGTGGGTGTCTAATTATGCCAATATGGATAATCCCGGATCAAATTTTGTACAACAAGAATTATCTCGTCATGAACATTGTGGCAAAGTTCATTTTATCAACGGCAACAGTCATGAAACATTACCGTCTTTTTTTAATACAAATTCAGATTTGAAATTTGATTTAATTACCGTAGACGGAGATCACTCTGCGGAGGGGGCAACCAAAGATTTAGAAGATGTTATACCTTATCTTTCTGTGGGTGGAGTTCTTGTTTTTGATGACATATCTCATCCTCAACACCGCTATTTATTAGATGTATGGAAATCTGTAATAAGCAAACATAATAACTTAACTGATTATTGTTTTACTGAGATTGGTTACGGAGTAGCTTTTGCTATAAAGACATGAACGCAGAAAAAGTTTTAATATTGGGATCAAGGGGCTTTTTTGGCAAGAATTTCATAAGCAAATTCAACTCCCAAGTATTTTATAATGACAATCTGAACTTAGAAAATTATGAAGAATTGTTTGTTTACCTTAATAGCATAAGGCCAACAGTCGTTATCAACTGTGCTGGAGTGGTCGGCAGTTCCATAGGTAATATTGATGACTTAGAAATATTTGAAAGAAACAACAAAATTCTACACAATGTTTTTTCTGTGTGCTCAAAATTCAAAACAAAATTAGTAGTATTTTCAACATACAGAGTTTTCGGAGATGCCGAACAATATAGTGAAAGTGATGTTCATCTATCAGAGATAAAAAACAACTCTGGGTATTTGTTATCAAAGAAAGTTTTAGACTATTATATCAAAGCTTACTCCGAACAAATAAAGATATTGTGTCTTTTTTTGACTAATGCCTATGGAGAGCACGATTTATTTAGCGAACAAAGTAGGATTGTTCCTGCTTCCATATTTAAGATTTCTAACTACGATAAAGTATTTGTTGATTGTAATGAAAAAACTCAAGTTAACTTATTATACATAGATGACATATTGAAAATAGTAGAACACCTTTTAAACAATAATGTGTATTGTAATAAGATAGTTTTTAATACAAAGAATACAATAACAATAAAAAATCTACATGAACTTATTATGGATAAGATGAATAGGAGCATAGATATAAAATACAACAATTCAAAACAAATTGTTTCGGCTAACTCTCCAAAAAATACTAACTTTAAATTTGATTACACTGATATGGATTATGGGCTGTCCAAAACAATTAAGTTTCACATGAGGCATAAATGAAGTACTATTTGTTGATAATTGCGAAATGTTGTAATGCATCAAGAGTATACATCATTGAGTATGTATAATGAAATATTACCATTAAAAACAATATATGATGATTACTTTAACGAAACAATAAAAACTTATAAAAAATATTATATATGAAAACTTGCTATGTATTTGCTTGCGGCCCATCTATTAAGGACCAAGATTTAAAAAAAATAAAAGATAATCCTTGTGTTACAATTAGTAATTTTTTTGTTCACCCAGAATTTCAGAATATGAATGTAAAGTATCATATTTTTGGACATTTGCACCATCCTATTACTTATGAAATGGGAGTTGCGTGGTTTAAAGAGTGTGAAACTTGTGTAAACAAAAAAACAAAAGTATTAATTCATATCAAGGATAAGCATATTGTTACAAATAACAATTTATTTGTAAATAATGAAGTTATTTATTGGGATAATGATGGACAATTCCCAGAAACTATACCAAACCGCATGGGACATTATGAAACTATAGCTCAGATTGGTTTGCAAATGGGTTATTATGTTGCTAAGCAAGAGAGCATTGACCAAGTACTTGTTATGGGAATAGATCATAGTTGGGTAAACCATATTGGTGAAACAAAACATTTTTATGATGAATCTCAGAGTGTTTTGTCTAGGATGGGGTATAATGAGTGGTTTTGGTTTACGGGCCGTGGAGGCGTTTGTAACGATTCAGATCTTGAAAGACAAAAAAATATACTGAATCAAATGAATAATTCATACCGTGAGTATGGCGAATTGTGTGAAAAAAGAGGCGTATCGGTATATAACGGCACACCAAATAGTTTAATAACAGGTTTAAAATTTTTCAAAAACACAGTACAGTAAAATAATAAGGAATTAAACACATGAATACATTAGGGTTAAATCCTTTTAATGGAGATTACTTCTTACAAGCAGAATATAGTAAACTAATTGAAAAGCATAAGCCTGATTTACTATTAGAAACTGGAAGTTTTGAAGGAATAACAACAGAGTATATGTGTAGATTCGGCCCACCAGTCATCCAATTTTTTGATATAGTATATGGCAAAGACAAATACGTCTACAGATACAATGAAGAAGCCGCAGGAGCAAGGCGCGGAGTAATATTTTTAGAACCCATAGAGACAGAACGGGACAATACCCTTGTTTAAAACTAAAATCATAGCCGAGATAGGCATTAATCATAATGGCGATGCTAATATATGCAAACAATTAATAGACATAGCGTCTATTGCTGGGTGTGATTTTGTAAAAATTCAAAAACGAACTCCAGAGCTTTGTGTTCCAGAAAATCAAAAAAATAAAATTAGATCTACTACTTGGGGAGACATGTCTTATCTAGACTACAAAAAAAAGATAGAGTTTGAAGAAGCACAAATTAAAGAAATTAAAGAATACGCTGACAATAAAAATATTATTTTTTTTGCTAGTGTATGGGACAAACCCAGCGCTGAAATCATGAGCAAATACTCAGACATTACTAAGATAGCATCTGCTTCTATCACAGACTTAGATTTGTGTAAATATGTTAGAAATAAATTCAAAACACTTATAATCTCTACGGGCATGAGCACTGAAGAAGAAATAAGTAGATGTATAAACGAATGCAATCCAGACATTATAATGCATACTAATAGTACATATCCTTGTCCGGTAGAAGAAATAAACTTAAACTATATCAAATGGCTTAAAAATAAATGGAAAAATAAAGAAATAGGTTATAGTGGCCATGAATATGGATTAGTTTCTACTTTTGCTGCCGTAGCAATAGGAGCAGAATGGATCGAGAGGCACATTACATTGAATCATAATATGTGGGGTAGTGACCATTTAAGTAGTTTGGAGCCTGCTGGTGTATTTAAGTTAGTAAAAGGCATTAGGGATATAGAAAATTCTACAAAATATCCTATTGGTCCAAGAATATTATTTGAAAATGAAAAAATAAAGAGGGGTAGTTTAAGAAAATGAAAATTTTATATATAGGGTATAATGTAGACCAGCTTAATTGGGGGTGTCGATCCACTCCAAAAGCATTGTTACAAATAATACAATCTGCTTTAAAACCCGATAAAATTTTAAAGATTGGCAATAATGAACTGATAAAAACTGATTTTACAAAAATAGAAAAAAATATAAAAGAATGTGACATAGTAATAATTAATGGAGAAGGAAGTCCAATATTTAGATCTCCTATTAGGAATGATTTTGATAAACATCTAATGGTTATTGAATATTGTGGCAAAATAAACAAAAAATGTTTATATGTCAATGCAATGATTTCAAAATGCCCAAAGACTCCTTTTGATAACGAAACGTATAATAGGGCACTTAAAGCTTGGTCTAAGTGTTGTGAATTGGTGATTAGAGATCCGATTTCGGGTTATTTAATTGATAGCAAATTAGACTATTCATATATCCCGGATGCGTTGTTTACTTGGCAATCTCACAGAATAAAAACAGGAGATTATATTTTGCTGGGCGGGGGATCATCTCCTCCTAATCATGATCAAATAGAAAATAAAAAATTATCATATTTAAAATTAATAGATAAGATTTCTGGACTAGCAAAAGTAAAATTAGTGCAAAACTGCGGTGGAGATTATTGGATGGAACAATTGGCTAAAGATCATGGCTTTGAATTAATACCGAAAGAATGTGATATAGACCAGGGAATGAAAGAACTACAAATGGCTCAGGTTTATATTTCTGGACGATTTCATCCATCAATAATGGCATCTCTCAATGGAACTCCTTGTATATTTTTTGAAAGTAATAGTGATAAAACTATGCACATCCAAAAAATACTAGAGTATAAAAACCCTGTCGTTTTTACATTTCCATTATTAGATGAACAAATTAACGAAATTTATAATTTAACTAAATACTATTTAGAAAATAACGAAAGCGTGCGTGAAAACATAATAAAAACATGCCAGATTTTAAGCAAGCAGTCTTTATCTGGTTATACAAGTATATTTAAAAAATATAAAGTGGCTTAAAAATAAATGAAAAAAGTACTACACATTTGGGGAGTAAAAGAAATAAAATAAAACATTATGAATATAAAAACACTTATATTAGCTAGAGGAGGAAGCAAAGGCATACCAGGTAAAAATATCATTGATATTAATGGCAAGCCTTTAATCCAGTATACAATAGACGCAGCCAAAGCATCCAAAGCCAATGATGTATGGGTTAGCACTAATTGCGATAAAATTGCTAGCGTTGCCATGCAATTAGGATCTAATGTAGTTAAACGACCAGAAAATATTTCAGGAGACAAATCCAAAAGCGAAGAAGCATTGTTGCACTTTGCTAGTCTTCAAGATTTTGACATCTTGGTTTTTATTCAGCCAACATCTCCATTAATTTTGCCAGATGATATTAATCGTGGTTTAGATATGATAAACGAATATGATTCAATTTTTAGTGCATATGAGGAACACTGGAATCCTAGGTGGGATTTAAATACAAGTCCAGACAATTGGGACACAACTTCTCGTCCAATGAGACAAGATGTGGAGGCAAAATGGGTAGAAAATGGTGCTATTTATATAACTAAAAGAGAATGCTTAATAAAATCCGGTTTGAGATATAGCGGGAAAATGGGCATAGTAAATATGCCTATATATAGAAGTTTTCAACTAGATACACTAGAGGATTTAGAATTGATGCGCAGATTATTGTGAAAAAATTTAAATTAGACCAAAGTCAAAGGAGTAGATGTGAAACGTGGTTTATCTACATCTGAATTTTATAGAGAGTAAGCATGAGCAACACACAGAATATAGAAATGGTTAGAAAAGCCGTTCCCTATATGCGAGTACGACCCAGGAATGCCCGGAAAAGAAACCATCCCCGAACCTGCTGACATAGTTGTATGCACGAGGACTTAATGAATAAAATACTATTCACCCAGTGGTTCAAAGCCACACCCGAAATTCTAACTTACAATCTTTACTGTTTATATCAAAACCTTTCTAATGAAAGAATAGACAAACTAGTTCTATTTACTGATAATTGCGAATTTGACACAATTTTCAATAAAAAGTTGATTGTTGTTCCAATACAAACAAGACTTTCTTATAAAATGTGGATGGACTATGCTGATAAAGAATATCCAGAAGATATAAAAATACTATCTAATTCTGATGTTTATTTTGATGAATCATTGTGTTTTTTGGATAAAATAAACGAATGGGAAGAAACACTGTACTTATTGACAAGAAAAGATTTGACCAAAGATGGTAATATAGTGCCATCAGCAGCAGATCACAACCCAGACAATAAAAAACACATATCTACTATTTGTTCACAAGATGCTTGGGTGTACAAAAAAATAAGTTATGATTTTAACAAAGATTGGAACTTGGGAGTTCTTCATTGCGAAAATCATTTTAGAAAAAATGCCGAAAAATCTGGCGTTGTTATCGTTAATTTGTTTGAACATATAGATTTAATACATGTTGACTGGAGACAAAACAAAAAATATACTCAAAGCCCTTATCGTTCTTATGAGAACTAATACACAGATATGTGCTGGAAAAAAGAGTTTAGTTAGGTGTAATTTAATTGGTCCCTCAAGTAATAGTAGGTCTGAAAAATGGCTAATTGATAGGTTTAATTAAGGAATAAATATGAAAATAGTGATGATTGCAAGATGGACCGGGTGGATCCAAGAACCGCCCTTTGAAAGACAATATCGTTATCCGATGTTTGCGGCGGCCCACGCTGTTTCACTGATTAAAAATGGCGGGCTGCTTCCACAAGATATCTATGTAATATCAGATATACAAGAATCTAAATACTTGGATTTTTTGAATAATATAGGAGTAAAAGTTTGGAGAACAAGTTCAAACTTGCAAAAATTTACGAAGTGCATTGAAGTTGCAAAAGAACATCCAGAAGAAATTATTTGCTGGGTTGATTCCGACATGTATTTGTTTGGCAAAGTTGATTTTAACTCAGCTGTAAAAGATATGTTGGGAGAATCGGAAATGTTGGTCGGAGACGGTGGCTCCTTCGATGCTAAAGAAAAAATTATAAAAAGCACAAAACAATGGGATCCAAATGACTTTTACAAAGTTTGGGGTTTTACTATTGAAGAACTTATAGAATGGTCTGTTGAAAAACAAAAAAAATGGTGTTTGGGAGTAGTATATGCTCTAAAATCTCAATCGCTAATTAACTACGAAAAGCAAATGGATAGGAATTCATATGATGAATTATTGGCTTTTGCATTATCAAAACTAATAAAGACCGAATATCTTCCATCCAAAAATAGTAATCTGATAGTTAAAGGTATTGACTCTTCTCTCCTATTTTATTTGAAAAATCCACATGACCCAAACTCCGCACCGGAAGATTTTTATTGGGTTCATTATGGCGGAGGCTCTAAAGTTCTTGATATAAATACGCATTTAAATGATTTCTGTAACGGTGTGATTAAAAACTACAAGGAAGTATAGGATAATAAAAGTAGGCTTAATATATAAATCAAGAAAAGAGGTGTTGCCAATGGTAAAAAATGAACCTAATTATTTCAACTATTCTAGCTTTTACGAATTCATATCAAAACAAAATTTTAAAACTTTTGTTGAAGTTGGTGTGTTTTTTGGCTTGTCAATTAGTTTTTTAGCGCAAAAAATCAAAAGCAAAGATGGTGTAAAAATTTACGGAGTAGATTTATTTGACACCTGGGCAGGCAAAGAAGAAATTGAATCTTTGTATGACACAAAAGGTTTGTCTGACGAAGATAGATTAAAAAAACTTGGTGAATACAAGTATAATTTCGTTGTCAATAGATTAAATAAAGTTGGATGTAATCATTTTGTTGAACTTATAAAAAGTGATAGTTCTGCTGCCGCATCATTGTTTGAAAACGAATCATTAGATTTTGTTTTTATAGACGGAAACCACTGGTACGATTATGTAAAAAAAGATATAGAAGCATGGTTGCCTAAAATTAAAAAAGGAGGAATCGTCTCAGGACATGATTATCAAGAAAAAGGGGTTTCAACTGCGGTTGAAGAGATTTTCGGCCATTCTGCCCAAGTTTTTGAAAAATCAATATCTTGCTGGTATGTACATATTTAAGAAAAAGAGGTAAAAATGGAAAGTTTCGTAACTTTATCGTCCGATTTTAATAATCACTATATTAAAAACTACATAGAGAATATCACATGAAATATGACAGCTTAACCAATGAATTTAAAACATCTTCAGACTGGGATGAGGTTGTTGGACTAGAAGGTAATTTTACTCTGGGTGTTGGATATTGTTATCTTCTAGAGATAAAAGAGATTTTCAAGAAAAACCATAAAAACTATCACTTTTTTGATGTTAAATGGGGAAGGTGCGGAACCACCTACCTATTCTCTGCTTTAAGACCATCCAACATAATAGTACTAACAGCTTGGTCAAACTCGGCAGTATTATGCGAAAAAACTTCTATTCTATTTAAAATATGGAGAGAAATTCTACTTAATTTATCTTCTCTAAATGTGAACATGATGATTTTTGATACCCCTGCGGCTTGGCATAGATCAGAAATGTACCACAATATAGGTGCTACATCCATGAGATCTAGAATTCAAGAGAGAAAAAAAATGTATTTTGATGAGGTGGTTCAGCCTTCTCTAATAAACAATAAGACCCAATATATTGATTTAAACACAATTATATCAGAAGAGTCTCTTTGTATAACTGAAAATACTAATAATATAAAGTCCATATCTAGCCCTTGGCACTTATCAAAAAATACTCTAGAAGCTATTGCTCAATACTTTATAGACACCAATAATAACTCCTCAACACAAAACTTATCAGACACTATTAAAAGTTTAGAGTTTGCTGCTAAAAATAAATGTTAACTTTAACCACCTTTAAATGCCCTAATTGCCAAAAGGAAGATCATCAAAAAATTCTATTTATAGGATCAGAATTCTCTTATAAGTGCGTTCATTGTGATTCCGTACATTGCTTTTTAGAAAATCTATTTTGGGATTTTACAGACAATTTTAATAGACATGGCTGTGGTAATTATAAGTGGTCCCTTAATAGATATATTGGAACTATTAATTCAGAAGGGGCCTGGACAGGAAACGAACAACTCGCCCCAAGTGCTAAAGGGGACTATGTATCAGAAGTTAGAATTAAAGCTCGTGAGTTTTTTCGTCATAGTATAGAGAGCATGAAAACAAATCACGATATTACTAGATTAGAAAAAATAAAACTATCCAATAAACAGCCACAAACAATCTATATCGCTAATGCTATCTGCACGGAGCACTTCCAAGACTGCTTAAGAGCGATAGTAAGAATTAAAGAACATACACAAAAAGAAATATCTAAAGATACCTATAACATTTTAATATTAGATCAAAAGACCAAATTTTTTGTCAAGCCTTTTAATAAAATTATGGGTCTTGATGAAATATGGTATGTTGATTGGTCTCCAATATTCACATGGAACCATGGGATGCATAATATACGCCATATCTCAGAATCAGTAATCCTCAATAATAGTATAAATATCGAACTTGATAAATATCAATCATTAACCAGATGCATTTCTAAAAATACATTTCCAAGTATCTATGGTACAGACATTATTAAAGATTTATTTCAAAACAATAAAATCTTACTTAAAAATTCTAATGGTATAGTTTTAAATAAAAAATATATTGCGGTCTTAATACACTCAGATAATACTCGTAGGGCGGGTTTGGCTTCTGCGGCACAATTAAAAGATGTTTGTGCTCTAATTAAAAAAAGAGGACTATATCCTATTATTGTAGCATGTACAGATAGTGAAATTAATATGGCTAAATCTGTTGATGGAGAAGAAGTATTAATAGCATATTCAGTTGAAAAACAGGCTTGTTTTTATCAAAACTATTGTATGGGCGTTGTTGGAACTAATTGTTCTGGATGTAATATACCATGCTTATATAATATACCATTATTTACTATGGCTAAAGGAAGAGTATTCCCGGATGACTTTTATTCTATGGGAAGATTGCTTTCTACATACGACTGTAAAGAGGCTTTTTTTGGCAAGCTAACTAAGCCAACAAATGTTATAGAAATACCAATTGACCCCTATCAACCAACAAGTATTATGAATGTACAGGATGAGTTCTTTAATTGGATAACTCTTTTAATAAACAATCAAAATAAAACTATATTATGACTACTATCAATATTTTAAGAGAAATAGAGGGCAATAATTTAATTAAAGAACGTCTTGAGAAAAAAGAAATATTTTTTGTTGGCAGATCCGGTGTAACAGAGTGCGATATTGTATGTACTATGTTGCTAGACAATAAAGCCTGTACCAATCAGATGGTGCAAAACTCTCGGTCTCCTGCTGGGATTTATCCTAATGATCAGGATTATCTTTATGCTTTTAGTAAAAAATATAGCGACTGTATTGGGTTATTAGACCTCGTAGCTTTCATTGGTTGTACCCCTAATTATAGTCGTCTTATTGCTAACTATTGTCCTAATGCTATACCCTTTTATTTATGGGGATTAGAACCATATCATTTTCCTCAAAATCCCTGGACCGAAGCATTAAAAGACAAAAGAGTCTTAGTTATACATCCATTTCAAAAAAGCATAGAGCAGAACTATAAGAATAGACAGCATTTGTTTGTTGGTACTAATATTTTACCAGAATTCGAATTAATAACAATGAAAGCCATTCAAAATATCGGTAATAATATGAATTATGACTGGTTTGATAGTTTATATACAATGCAAGATGAAATCAATAATATAGATTTTGATGTTGCTCTGATTGGGTGTGGGGCATTTGGTCTTCCGTTAGGAGCCTACATTAAAAAACATTTGAATAAAACAGCTATTCATATGGGCGGGGCACTCCAATTATTATTTGGTATAATGGGAAATAGATGGGCGCAATATAATAGACACGGCTCTAAAAATTTTATTAATGAATACTGGACTAGGCCACTCCCAGAAGAAACTCCAGAGTCATATAGGAATATTGAAAATGGATCCTATTGGTAGTAAGATAGATTATTTTATAGTTTGTCATGACCAAGATATTATTAATCAGCAAATAAATAAAAATATTTTTCGCAATCTTCCTAGTTATAAGTTCTTATTTGTTGGAAATGGAAAAACAAGTAAGCTGAATCACTTAGATCACGAAACTATTATTTGTAGAAATCTAAAATATAATTTAGAAGAATATCCTTATCTATGTAGCTTTGTCGCTTGGTATGCTGTTGTCAAAAACAGTCTTTATCAAAATAAGAATATTTGCTTATTAGAATATGATATAGAACTTGATACCAAATTTCATCAAATAAATGCTGGTTTAATTAACAAATACAACAAGAATAATTATATTATAGGATACAATAAAACACTCACGGACCATTATGTATTCTATAAAAGCACCCCATGGTTAGCAATATCTCTTAAAAAAATTTACAATATTGACTTACAACAATTTGTAGACGCTAACAAACATCAGTATAAATTTTGGCCAACAACAACCAATATAACCTTATCTAAACAAATCCTTAATAAGTTTGTTGATTGGTTTCTACCAATGACAGAAGTATTCAGACACGATCCTTTTGGCGCATATGTTCATGAAAGAGCATTTTTTATATTCTGTATATTAAATCAATTAAATATCAAGTATGCGTCAAATACACTAGAACATAAACAATTAGCCTCTCATGGTATTTCTGATTTTTATGGATCTTTTTTACATAGTAAAAACTCACATCAGTTACACCACTATATGCTCAAAGAGTATGATGAATTATATGAAAATCTAGAGCGCAGATGCAAAGAAGAAAATTAAACAGAGCTGTTGCTACATCCATGGCCTCTGCGTATAATAACCTACTCTTGATGCGTGTGGCATCAAGAAAAATGTCTTCGGAAATAGTAACAAATAATGAGACCGATCTGGACCGATTATTTTTTAGGTTTGTCAAAGGTGGTGTCTCAAAGAAGTCATGATATTCACACCCAACACGGATGCGTAATCACAGATCAGAATAATAGAATTCTTGGCGTGGGCTACAATGGTTACCCCCGAGGATTAGATGATGATGACCTTCCAAAGACTCGCCCAGAAAAATATCCGTGGATGATTCATGCAGAACGAAATGCTTTAAGTAATTGTGTTGTTAGGCCAGATAATGGTATAGCGTACGTAACTGGTCAAAGTTGTAATGATTGTATTATGGCTTTATGGCAAGAAGGTGTTACTTCTGTGGTAATGTCCGATGATCATGGTACTCACTTATTTGATGAAGATGCAAAAAAAAGATTTGATTTATTCGTACAAATGAGCGGCATTAAGATAGTTAGGATAAGACCAGATTTATCTTGGATTAAAAATATTAACGGTGTATAATCATGTCTATAGCATTTTACATTTCAACAGTCGTATATATGTATCAACGATTTTTTAATACAAATATTGACACTATAAATTATTCTTTTCATGCCGCTGTTATAATCGGATTAGCGGCGATTCTAAACACTAGGAGATCATAATGTCAGCTCTGCAAGAATTACAGAACTATACTTTCGTTAGCAAATATGCTCGTTGGATTGAAGATAAAAATCGCAGAGAAACATGGAAAGAAGCAGTAGATCGTGTTAAGAATATGATGCATTCCTTTTATGCTGACAAGGGCATTACAAACGACATCGACTGGGCATATGAACTAATGCTAAAAAGAAAAGTGCTTGGATCACAAAGAGCACTACAGTTTGGAGGAGACCCTATCCTAAAGAGACATGCGAAAATCTATAATTGCACAAGTTCATACTGTGATCGCTTAAGATTTTTTCAAGAATGTTTTTGGTTACTGCTCTGTGGATCCGGTACTGGATTCAGTGTTCAAAAGCATCATGTATCCAAGCTACCGTCACTAGAACATGATGTTAAAGAAGATCAAGCAGTAAAATACGTAATTGAAGATAGTATCGAAGGCTGGGCAAATTCTCTTGGAGTATTACTAAGTTCCTACTTTAGTAAGCCAGTAGAAGAATTCAAACAATATAAGAATAGTCACATAGTGTTTGATTATTCCAATATTAGACCAAAAGGATCATCATTAGCATCCGGAGTAGGCAAAGCTCCTGGATACGAACCCCTAGCCAACGGACTAGAAAAAATCAGAACTTTGCTAGATAGATGTATCTATAATGGTCAAAAGAAACTTAGACCAATTGATGCTTATGATATTATCATGCATAGTAGTGACGCGGTTTTATCTGGTGGTGTTCGACGAAGTGCTTCTTTGGCTTTATTCAGTCATGACGATATAGAAATGGCTAAAGCTAAAACGGGCAATTGGTATATGGACAATCCACAAAGAGCAAGAAGCAATAACTCAGCACTTCTAATAAAAGATTCAACAACATACGAAGAGTTCGACGCTTTAATGCAGTCTGTGAAAGAATTCGGAGAGCCAGGATTTATTTGGAGTGATTCTACAGAAATGACATTTAATCCTTGCGTTGAAGTCGGTATGTGGCCAGTGGATGAAGAAAGCGGAAAGAGTGGATGGCAAGGATGTAATCTCTCCACAATTAACTGCTCATCAATAGAAGATGAAGAAGATTTTTATGAGAGATGTAAAGCAGCAGCTATCATTGGTACTTTACAAGCAGGATTTACAAAGCTAGATTATCTTGGAGAAATTAGTTGTAAGATATTTGAGAGAGAAGCTTTGTTGGGAGTCTCATTAACAGGAACTATGGAAAAACATGATTTGGTGCTAACAGAAAAAGCATTAAAGAACGGAGCAAAGATCGCTGTTGAAACAAACAAGCTAATGGCTAAAGCTATAGGTATTAATCAAGCAGCTAGAGTAACCTGTTTAAAGCCAGAAGGAACGAGCAGCAGTATGCTTGGTACTAGCTCCGGAATACACCCGCACCATGCTAAAAGATATATTAGGCACGTTCAAGCGAATGTCTTAGAAGCACCGTATCAATACTTTAAGAAACTAAACCCACAGGCATGTGAAAAGTCATCATGGTCTGCTAACAATACTGATGAGGTTATTAAGTTTCCTATTGAGGTACCCGATGGTGCAAAGTTAAAGAATCAATTACCGGCAGTAGAGATGCTAAAGGTTGTTAAAGATACTCAAAAAAATTGGGTATATTCTGGAAAGAATAGATCGCTATGTACACAAGACTATCTTAGTCATAACGTTAGCAATACAGTAACAGTTAAGCCGGATGAATGGGAAAGTGTTGCTAGATTTATCTATGATAATAGAAAATATTTTGCTGGCATATCATTGATACCACAAAGTGGAGATAAAGATTATCCACAGGCTCCTTTTACTACTGTTTATACTAGCAGAGAAATAGTAAAGGAATATGGAGATGCTGCCTTGTGGTGCTCTGGATTAATTGAATTAGGCTTGAATGCCTTTAATAATAATCTGTGGGCAGCATGTGATTATGTCAGCCTAAATCAGACTAAAGAAACAGACGATCCAAATAAGCTAAAGTTTGTGACAAAAATGACAAATTTTGCTAGTAAATACTTCGATTCTGATTTACGTCGTTTAACATATTGCATGAAAGATGTATATAATTGGAAGATCTATTGTGATCTATTCAATGGGTTTACCAAGGTTGACTACACTCAATTATCAGAACTAGAAGACAATACAGCAGGAATAGAAGAAATCAGCTGTGCTGGTGGAGCATGTCTACTATAAGTATGAATATTGATTTTGTAAAACTAAACGAGTTAGCTAAAGCACCATCAAGAGCTAATATTGATGACGCTGGTGCTGACCTGTATTCTGTAGAAGATATGGTTATTTTCCCATTAACCAGAAAACTAGTTCGCACAGGTATCTCCCTATCCATGCCCAGTGGCATCTATGGTCGCATAGCACCACGGTCTGGACTAGCATTTAAAAATGGTATAGATGTCTTGGCTGGAGTTATAGATCCCGGCTATAGAGGAGAAATAGGGGTGGTTTTGTACAATACAGACCAAAACAATATGTTCAAAATCTCACGTGGTGATAGGATAGCACAAATTATTTTTGAAACCTATCATTCTGTTACATTTCAAGAGACCAATAGCTTAGGAGAAACCTCAAGATCTAACGGTGGCTTCGGTTCTAGCGGTAAATAATATTAAATTAACAATGGTGTATTATTAATGCATAATTGGTAATTATACTCCGTTTTTACAAAGGAATACTCTTGAGAAAAAACAACAAAGCTGCCAAAAAGAAGTCCAAAGTAATCAATCTTACCAATCCTCTAGAGCCTACGCAGGTTGTTAATGTATACAGAAATAGATTAAGACCAAGAAGTGAAAATCAAAAAGAGTATATTAGAACCATAGCAGAAAATACAATAACCTTTTGTCAAGGGTTAGCGGGTAGCGGAAAAACACACATTGCTATAGGTATGGCTATAGAGTATCTTCTTGACGAAAAAGTAAAGAAAATTATCATAACTCGGCCTATAATTGAAGCAGGAGAAAAAATAGGTTATCTTCCAGGGTCGGCAGAAGAAAAATTACATCCATACCTTCTGCCTGTTCTTGATGAAGTCAACTATTTTATATCAACTGCTCAGTATACTTCCTTAAAGCTAAACAATAAAATTGAAGTTGTTCCATTAGGTTTAATGAGAGGTCGTAATTTTCATAATGCTTTTATTGTAGCAGATGAGTGTCAGAATTCTTCCTATGAGCAACTTAAAATGTTAATAACTCGCACAGGCACAGATAGTAAAATGGTACTAACTGGAGATGTTGGTCAGTCAGACCTAAACAGACATTTACAGGGTGGTTTTGCTAGTATGATTGAAGCTTTACAAGGAATAGACGGGATTGGTTGTGCCAGACTAGAATCATGTGATATAGTGCGTAATCCAATCATTGCTAAGATCTTATCTAAACTAGATGGTTATGAGCAACAAAGCTGAACACAGTAAGTGTTTATTATTAAATGCGGACATGACCCCTCTGCGAATTATCTCTTGGCAGAGGGCTATTGTCTGGTCTATGAAATATGAAAACGATAGTAGTTATGGTATTGAAATACTAGACTATTATAAAGACAAGAATATTCATGGTCCAAATGGGAAAAGATTTCCAGTCCCATCTGTTGCTAGAACAATCAGATATTTTAATCTCTACGGTAGAAAGATTAATTTTTCTAGACATAATCTATTTATTAGAGATAATTTTACATGTCAATATTGTGGGCAAAAGTGCTCTAATTCTCAATTAACGTATGATCATATTATACCTAAAAGTAGATATGCCCCAAACAGAAAAGCGTCTACTAATTGGCATAATATAGTAACTGCCTGTAGACCATGCAACCATAAAAAGGGCAATAAAACACCTAACGAAGCAGGAATGACACTACTACAATCTCCTGTTGAGCCGAAATACTCAGTAGAGTACTTGCCTTGGTATAAGGAATTGTCTAGTATAGATAACACTCAGGTATTATCAGAGTGGGAACCGTTTATTCAATACGAGAAAAGTAATGGAACACATATTTCGAGCTAAGCAAGATAAAGATGTAGAAATGTATTTTTGTTTAAGAGGTAGTGAAGATTTTATAGATGATAATGATAGATCAAGATTATCTGACTCATCCTCCCCGCATGTTGTTGCAAAATGCATACAAAACAAAAAGCCTAAACATTTTGGTAGTGTCAGTCAATATTATAGGTACTATATAAAAATTAGTCCAACTGGAGAAGTATATAATCCTATTCAATATCATAAGATCAAAGACAAAAAACACAATATCATTACCCAGGTATGTAAAACAGAGTGGTCTTTTAAAGAAGTCAATAAGATCATATTTGATAAATATATACAATTCTTAAATACTATGAACATAGCTTGGCTAAAGGAAATAGAGAGAGACACAAAATAGTTTATGCCAACATATACTTACATATGCAATAAGTGCGAAAAGAAATTTGAATTATTCGCTCATTTTTCAGACTATAAAGAACACCCCAAGTGTCAACACTGCGCTGCAAAAAATACAGAAAGATCTTATGAAGACGATGTCATCAACGTTTCTTGTTCTATAAGAAAACACTCTAGTGAACTTAAAACATTGGGAGATCTAGCTAATCGTAACAGAGATTCTTTAAGTGATGATCAAAGAATGTCTTTGCACGAGAAACATAATTCATACAAAGATCCTGAAGAAATAGCCAATCTACCTAAAGGAATGTCTCAAATTAAAAAACCTAAAACAAAAACCAAATGGACAAAATAATGACAGAGCAAAATATTTCGGAAGAAGAAAAGAAAGCTATCGATACAGTATTAGAGAGCATATTAAAACAAAATACATTATCAAATGAGATCGAACAAGAATATGAAAAACTCTTAGAGTGTCCACACGAGCTGGTAATTACTGTAACTGCTAAGGTTTTAGAACAAGACGAAACTGGCAATGTTGTTGGAATTAATGAAATTTGCAAACAGAATTATCACGTTCCCGTACCTCAGAACAAGCACTATCATGAGTACATGGCAGGGTTCTTCAACAAACTGCAGAAATGTATTATGGAATCTGATAAAGAAGCAACAGAGAAAGCATCGGAGATAAATAATGAATGATTTCATTTTTACTATTGATCACAATAAGCAAGACACCACAGATTATAAGTTTTACTGTCTTGTCGGAGATGAAGACCACGTAGATTCCAGTGGCAACCCTATGCTTAATGCAGATAGCAATAAAGTACTAGCTAAAAAAATTACAAAAACAAATAATCCTACACAATATTTTATTAGACTATCAACCAACAACAAGCTATATAATCCAATCTCTCAATTAGGAGAAGATAAATCTTCTAGCATAGTTGATAATACTTGTCGTCCAACTAATCGTTTTACTCCGGTTAGCTATGCAGTATTTGAATGTTATTTACAATTCCTTTGTTCTAAAAATTTATTATGGCTTAACAAAGCAGAAAGAGAGAAGATTTGATGGCTAAATTAAGTAAAGCAAATAAGTATGCTATTCTTTGGCTCAGTCACACTGGTGAAGGTATTGATAAGATATCGACTGAACTAGGAGTGTCAGAAAAGCAGATTAACGAGGTGCTGGAAGCCAATGTTCAAATGAATACTGTACCAAAACCTAATGCTAAAAGTTTAATGATTACCCATACATCTGGTAAGAAATTAAACAATGTAGCAATTATGACCAAGGATGCTTCAGCAATTGCCGACGAAACAAGAAAGCAAGCAGAATCATCGCAGGGAAGAAACCAAGAAAAGAATATTTTTAGACCAAACAAGTCCAAGTAATGCATAAAGCTCAATACCCCTCCAGGTATTCTAATGGTAAGGATGTGTCCGCTGCTCAGTATATCACTGAGATAATATGCGAACATAAAGCCAAATTAAGTAACATAGATTTACACTATAGGTTCTGGTTGACTAAAGAGTGGTCAACATATTATAGGAACCAAATAGGATCAGCAAATAAACTACTTAAAAAATACCATCCCAAAGCCATTATAAAAGCCTTGAATGATACCAAATCAGCTAAGATTTACTCTTTGCGAGCGCCACACCTTCTTGCTATTATAGACCAATACCAAAAGATAGTGGAGCAGGAAAATACGGAATTGTCTATGGACTATGATCGTAAAGATAATATAGTACATAGAAAAGCGAATAACAGTAAACCAAATATCATTTCCAAACTACGAGATTTAGAATAATGGCTACAACGCTAAAAGAAGATGTTAATAAGAATTTTGGTGATGGGATTATTTTGTCTGGTAATGCTATTGTAGATAAAAAAATCTTAACAATACCTATTGGTCCAGCTTTAGATATCGCTCTCAACGGAGGAATACCCGAGGGTAGTTTTGTTGTTCTTACCGGACAGCCAAAGTGTGGTAAAACAACATCGTCACTAGACTTTGCTGCAACGGCACAAAGACTAGAATATGCTTATGGATCTTTTAAAGAAGGTCGTCAAGTGTACTACCTAAATATTGAAGGTAGATTAAAGAAAAGAGATCTTGAAGGAATACCAGCATTAGACCTCTCTAGATTTCATGTAATAGGTTCTCAGCAAGGCAAGATTCTACACGCTGAAGAATACCTGCAAATTGGAGAAAGAATTATTAATGAAATTCCTGGATGTGTTCTAATCATAGACTCGTACTCTGCATTATGTACAGAAGCAGAAATTACATCTGATATGGATAAAATGCAAAGAGCAGACGGGGCTAAACTTTTGGCTAAGTTTTGTCGTAAAGTCGCTAATGTTATTCCTGTTAATAAGAATATCGTTATTGGTATTACTCACTTAATGGGTAATCCAACTGGTTATGGTGCAGAATTTAAAGAAAAGTCTGGGCAAGCTATCGCATATCAGACTGATATCAAACTCAGAGCAAAAACATTCAAGCCTTGGTTGCTGGGTACCGATAATACTCAAATAGGACAAGAGATAGAATGGCAAGTTATATGTTCAGCATTGGGACCACCCGGAGCAACAACAACCAGTTATATTAGATACGGTCAGGGTATTGATAAATGTACCGAAATTATCAATCTAGCTTCCGATGTTGGTATTATTCATAAGGGTGGTGCTTGGTATACTATTACCGTATTAGAGGATAAGCCTAAATTCCAAGGGTCAGAAAAGGTAAGAAACTATCTATTAGAAAATCCTACCGCTTATGCTACTGTTGAAAATGCTGTAAAAGAAGTATTAGGAATTAATAAATGAATATAGTCGATTTGGATGGGAATTCTCATTCTTGGCACTTGACAGGTTACATTGCGAAGGGTAAAATGCAAAATAAGTCATCTTTTCATCTGGAAGCCAGAAAGATTCTGACTAAAAATTTTCCAACCATGCAAATACTGGAGGAAGTTCCAGTACCATTGCGTAAATCGGAAACTTTGTATTTAGATTTTTATATTCCTCTATTAAAGATGTCGGTAGAAGTGCATGGAGAGCAGCATTATAAGTTCATACCATTCTATCATAATTCTAGAATTTCTTTTCTCAAGTCTCAAAAAAGAGATCATGATAAACAAGAATGGTGTGAAAAAAATGGAATCAAATATATAGTATTAGGATATATGGAATCTCCAGAAGTATGGGAACAAAGGATTACCAACAATGAATAGAAGTGCGAAAGAAGATTTACAACACTGGGATAAGGTGCTTGACGAATACGAAAAGAGTATTTCGCTGCCAGAGTATGCTCAATCATATGGTGTGTCAGAACAAGAAATGAACACATATTTAACAATGTCTCGTGATGAAATTGAGAAGCTATCTCCAGAAGATTGTGCTCAAATATCCTACAGACTTGGACAGTTTGCTTTTCATGTTCAAAGAACAATTAACAGAGAAATTGCCAGACAGAATTGGGCTGAAGAGTCTATTAAAGAGACAATAGCGGATGAAGTGAATAATTATAAAGGATATGGCTATATTGAAAAATCTTTACAAGCCATAAAGCATAATGATAAAGCACAGTCTTTGAGCAGTATTAAGAAGTATGCTAAGCAAAGAAGTGACAGACTATCTTATATAGCAAATAGTTTAAAGAATTTATCTGATATCATGTTGTCCATTCAAAGAGCAAAGGTGAGTCATGGATCCTAAAGAAGTGCTAAATAATCCAGAAAATGTTAAGTTGTTAATAAACCTACTACAAAGTCTATTGCCCAATGACCAAACTCCTGAACAAGAAGCAAAGACAGAAACCAAATCTTCAAAGTCTAAAATGAAGACAAAGAGTCGTCAAAGAGGCAGGACTCAAAATGATAGCGAAGAATCGGTAAATAAATTTGCTAAAATGCCAGAGTTTAGTATGCATAAAGAAGATAGTTCAATAGACAAAAAGCTATCAAAACATCCTCCGGTAGCAAGAATGAGAGAGTTTGAACCAGTACAAGTAACATGCAGAATTTGTGGTAAGACAGAGATTGTTAGTCCTGGTTTAATATTTGAGGGCGCCTCAAGATACAAATGTAATAACTGTTCAACTCAAGCAGGGTAATTATGATTTTATGTGATCCTTCCGCAGAAAGAGCGGTACTGAGCGGTATATTGAAGTATGGTGAAGATGCCTACTTGGATATTTGTGATATAATCCAAGAAGGCGCATTTACTATTGACAGCAATCAAATAATTTATAAATGCATTAAGAATATCTGTGATAAAAATCCTCAGACTAAACTAGATCTAGCATCTATCTACTCGTCTGCCCAAGAGTTGGGACTATCAGACGTTTTATCCAAAAAAGAGGAAGCGCAGCACTTAAAAGCTATATTCGATTTTCCAGTTAATCTAGAAAACGTTAGGAAGTTTGCTGCCAAAATCAAGAAGCTAGAAATAGCCAGATTACTACATAAAGAACTAGAGAATGCTCAGGAACAACTATTAGATGTTACTGGGTCAGAGAATATATCTTCTATTATAGGTATAGCAGAAGAGTCTATCTTTAATTTCTCTTCTTCTTTGTCAACTGACGGTGATTCTTCTCCATCTTCTATAGGCAAAGACATTGATGATTATATTAAGTTTTTGCAAGAACATAAAGTAGATCAAATTGGTATATCTACAGGATTTCCAGTTTATGACCAGTCTATTGGAGGGGGTTTGCGTCGTGGAACAGTTAATGTAATAGCGGCCAGACCAAAGGTGGGCAAGACATTACTATCAGACAATATGGGTTATTATATTGCTAGTAAGTTAAAAATACCAGTATTGAATATGGATACTGAAATGACTAGGGAAGACCACGTTCATCGTATTCTTGCTATGTCATCAGAACTAGAAATATCCAAAATAGAAACTGGTAAGTTTGCAGATACTCCAGGATCTATGTCTAAAATGCAAGCAGCTGTAGCTGAATTAAAAGCCAGTAGACTGTATCATCATAGTATTGCTGGCAAATCATTCGAAGAACAATTAGCATTAATGAGGAGGTGGATAGTTAAAGAGGTTGGACTTAATGATGACGGCACAGCTAAAGAGTGCGTAATTTTTTATGACTATCTAAAGCTCATGGACTCTGCCGGTATCTCTCAAGACATGAAAGAATATCAGGTTCTTGGCTTCATGATGACATCATTACATAACTTTGCCGTTAAATATAAGGTACCAATAGTAGCCTTTATACAATTAAACAGAGACGGTATTTCCAAGGAAAGTACAGATACCGCTAGCGGATCAGACAGAATCATTTGGCTCTGTAGCAATTTCACTATCTTTAAAAGAAAGTCAGATGAGGAGATTGCTGAAGATGGTCCAGATAATGGGAATCGTAAGTTAGTGCCATTAATTAGTCGTCACGGAGGAGGATTAGACGATAATGATTATATTAATTGTCACATGAAGGGTTGGTGTGCCAAAATAGTAGAAGGTAAAACTCGTTTAGAATTAGTTAACAACGTTCAGACCAAAAAAGATGGATTTATAGTTAGTAACAATGAATATAATGAAGAAGAAGCAGAAGAAATACCATTCGTATGATCAGCATCAATTAAAGCATCTATCTGATGTGGTCTGTGATGATATAGAGAATTTACTCAGTCATCTCGGAATAACATCTTATAGAATGCTTGATAAAATGGTTATCATGAGTTGTCCAATCCACGGAGGAGATAACGACTCCGCGTTTAATCTGTATCATCAAGGAGACTCTTATAGAGGTAACTGGAAATGCAGAACCCATCAATGTGAAGAAATTTTTAAGTCGTCTATTATTGGGTTTATTAGAGGTTGTTTGTCTCATGAAAAGGGATGGTCTAAATCAGGAGATCCAGTAGTATCTTTTGGTGAAGCTCTGGAGTTTGCTATTGATTTTAGTAAGTCTGATTTGGCCAATATCAAGGTCTCAAAAAGAGCCAAAGAAAAATCTACTTTTATAAATGCCATAAAAAATATTCAATCAAATGATAGGCCAATAAATCTTGGTACTGTTCCCAGATCATCTGTGGTTAAAGCTCTGTCTATTCCATCTCAATACTTTTTAAATAGGGGCTTCAGTGAGGACGTATTGCGCAAATATGACGTTGGAGACTGCTTAGATCCTAACAAGGAAATGTGTGACAGGGCGGTGGTTCCTGTTTATGATGATAGTGGTCAAAATATGACAGGTTGTACTGGACGAACCTTCTATAATAAATGTATCAAATGTGGAGGATTCCATAAAACCGAATCAGATTGCCCATCTGACAATGAGGTATGGAAGTACTGTAAATGGAGACATAATAAAAACTTTAAAACACAAGAGTATTTGTATAATTATTGGTTCGCTAAAGAGCATATCTCGTCTTCTCATACTGTGATTCTGGTAGAAAGTCCTGGAAATGTATGGAGACTAGAAGAAGCAGGAATACATAATTCTGTGGCAATCTTTGGAGCATCATTAAGTCACAAGCAAAAGATGTTATTAGATATTTCTGGAGCCATGAACATAGTAACAATTATGGATAATGATAAGGCTGGCGAGGCTGCTGCTAAGAATATAGAAGAAAAATGTTGTAGAACATATAACATTAAACACATTAAGTTAACAGCAAACGATATTGCAGAAATGTCTACAAAAGATATTCATGAATATATTTTACCACAACTACAAGGATACTCTATATGATAGTGCTAGGTATATCTGGACGAAAACAATCCGGCAAAACAACAGCTGGTAACTTTATATTATCTCTGCATCTGTCTAAACTAGGCTTGGCAGAAAAGGTATTACTAGACGACGAAGGACAGATACTACTTTCTGATTTTGGCGGAAATAAAGAGTACGAAGGATTATTTCAACCACACATAATACCAAAGACAGATATTAATGCCCAAAGCTTATTGCAAAAACTATATAGTAAAATCAAAATATATAACTTTGCAGATGTTTTAAAACAAGACATTTGCATGAATATTCTAGGATTGGAATATAATCAATGTTATGGTAGTGATGATGAAAAAAATCAAACCACACATTTGCAATGGGAAAACAAGCAGCTGTCTGGCAGAGATGCTATGCAAATTATAGGAACGGACATATTTCGTAAATTAGATCCTGACGTTTGGGTAAAAGCAACCATCTCTAAAATAGTCAGAGAAAAACCAGATATTGCTATAATTACAGACTGTCGTTTTCCTAACGAGGTTGAGTCAATTCAAAATATTGGTGGCAAAGTATTAAGACTAACTAGAAATCCACATAATTCTGATCATCTTAGCGAATCCATATTAGATAAAGATAAATTTGACTGGTCTAAATTTGATTACGTTATAGATAATGTTAATTCGTCAATATATGATCAGGTGTCTCAAATTAAAACATTACTAGAAAACCTCTTAGGACTCACTACATGATAATAACATACTTTAGAAGTTCTTCTTACAATACTCATAGTCTCTGTGAACAGCAATATTTTGCTGAATATGTACTAGGGTGGCGGGGTCCGTCTGGTCAAAAGGCAGATAAAGGAACAATAACTCATAAAGTTCTAGAAATTTTAGCAGTTATTAAAAAGGCACAACAAGACAATCTAGACACTGTAGAAGACGATGTCTTTGGTTTAATAAATGTACATAGCTATAATCTGGATGAAATTATTGATAAAGTCTACGATTATTATACTCAACAAACACAGCACCATAAATGGTCTCCCAAAGACTTAAAAGATTGTCGGGCTTGGGTATATAAAGCAATCGAGTTTAACAATGGGATGTTTGATCCTAGAAATAGAAATGTTCTATGTCCAGAACAACACTTTGACTTTGAGATATCTAAACCATGGGCTAAATATTCGTATGATGTAGAAGATAAGAAGATTACTGGTAATTTAGCTCTTAAGGGACCTATTGACCTAATAACTCTGGTTAATGATACCACCATAGAAATTATAGACTGGAAAACTGGTAGGAGACTTGACTGGGCTACAGGAGAAGAAAAGACTCAAGAAAAATTGGAAAGAGATCCTCAATTAAGAATATATCATTATGCTATTAAGCATTTATATCCTAAGATTAACCATATAATGTTCTCTATTTATTTTATTAATGATGGAGGTCCATTTACTATATGTTTTAATGATTCTGACTTAGCAGAAACAGAGAACATGCTGAGGGCTAAGTACGAACTTATTAAAAATACTAAAAAACCCAGATTACATAAAAGCTGGATGTGTAACAAATTATGTCATTTTGGCAAAACAACTTTTGACAATACTAATGTCACTCCTATAACAGAATATAGAGACGGTCAAACATGCTCTGTTGGCCAAACCATGACAAAGTGTGAACAGGTAAAACATGATCTTGATCTTTACGGAATCGACACTACAATGAACTTGTACAAGCACCCGAAACACTCTATTGGATTATACAAGGCCCCAGGAACAGTATGACTAAAACTTATGCCGCATTGCATACACACTCTCACTACAGCCTATTGGACGGTATCAGCAAGCCTCATCAGATTGCTCAAAGATGTGCTAACACTGGGATTAAATCGTGTGCATTAACTGATCATGGTTCTATTTCTGGATGTGTTCAATTTTTCCAAGCTCTTAAAGCTCAAAATATAAAGCCAATACTAGGTTGTGAACTTTATATTTCCCATGAAGATTCTAACATCAAAACTAAAGAAAATAGCAAGCTTAGTCATTTTTTAGTATTGGCGAAGAATTTAAAGGGGTGGCGTAATTTAATCTCAATAGCTTCCGAAACCAATAAAGAAGAAAATTTTTATCATAAGCCAAGAATTAGTATGGACAGACTAGCTAATTTTTTGGATGGGAATATTATAGGGTTCTGTGGTCATTTGGGATCTCTCTTGCCAGATCTATTAGAAAACCAGTCTGGAACAATGGATAAGATAGGTATAGATTTTGTAGCTAAAATGAAAGAAATATTTGGTCAAGAGAACTTCTTTTTAGAAGCACAGCTTATGGACCAAGCACTCAATCCTGCACAAAGAGACATAACAGATTTTGTTCGTTCTTTGGGCAGTAAAACAAAAACAAAAGTAATATGCACACCAGATGCTCATTATTGCACAAAAGAAGACGCCATAGACCAAAGAATTCTACTATGTAACAATCTGAAGACTACTTTAGTAGATGTGAATAAAAAGCTATTAGCTAATCAAGATGTTCCATTGAGTTGTTTTTTTCAGTCAGATAATTATCACATACTATCTCCAGAAGAGATGAGTGATATTCATACAGAAGAAGAGATCGAAAACACTTTGTATGTAGACTCGCTATGTGAAGAATACAATATATTGAGCAAGCCATCCCTTCCAACGTTTGAATGTCCCAATAATGCTGATCCAGACGAATATCTTAGACAACTTTGTCGAGATGGCTGGAGAGAAAAGATTGCTGATAAAGTTCCAGAGTCTGAACACGAAACCTATGTTAATCGTATCAAGTTTGAATTAAAAGTTCTACAAGGTGCTGGATTATCTAGTTATTTTTTAATTATTCAAGATATTGTCAATTATGTTAAGTCCAATGGATGGCTACCAGGACCGGGTAGAGGTAGTGCTGCTGGATGTTTGGTATCATATCTTGTCGGTATTACAGATATTAATCCTATTAAGTATGATTTGTTGTTTGAGAGATTTTATAACGAAGGAAGAAATACTGCAGATCATATATCCATGCCAGATATTGATGTGGACGTACCAATTACCAAAAGACAATATGTCATAGACTATATTAAAGATAAATATGGAATAGAAAAAGTATCTCAAATGATAACTTTTAATACTATGAAAGGTAGAGGAGCTTTAAAGGAAGTTTTAAGAGTTTATGGTAATATATCCTTTGATGAAATGAACAGAATTACTAAAAGTATTCCTGACGAAGCAAAAATTGCAGACGAATTGCAAGAAATGAAAGAAGATACTGGAGAAGCTTCTATCATACGTTGGGCTTTAGAAAATAATGTTGACAAACTCAAGGAATGGTGCTATATATCTAATGACAACGTTCTGGAGGGACCACTGGCCAAAAGATTTGAGCAAGCAATCAGGCTGGAAGGAACCAAGTCAAATCAATCTAAACATGCTGCTGGTGTAGTTATTAGTAGCAAAAAACTTAGTTCTGTATGTCCAATGGTATATGACACAAAGAATAAACAGGCCATAGCCGGTATGGAAATGCAGGATTTAGAAAGTCTTGGTTTAATTAAATTTGATATTCTGGGCGTTGCTATGTTGGATAAAATTATGACAATATCAGACATATTAAAATATGGAGAATAATCATGGAAAAGAAATTTGAAGAATTAGTGCTCGGTGATAAATTCACTGTTAACAATGTTGAATACGTTAAGACAGAAGAAGTCAGAGTTAGTTGTTGCAGATCTATCAACTGTCAAGTAGCAGCTGATAATAACCAGAAGGCATTTTTCCCAGGTTCAACAGTAGTAGTGGTAAATGGCTAATTTACAAAAAATTTGCGTATTTGATCTTGAAACCGACGGGATTAATCCCGACACATGTAGTCCTGTTCAGATTGCTGCTATAATGATCGATCCATATCGACTAGAAGTTATACCAGATTCTGAATTTAATATTACGATAAAGCCAGAAGCTTTAGAAAATAATATTGATTATGCTTATGGAGATTCTGATGTTCTAGACTTTCATGCGAAAGTTAGGTCTAGTACTAAAGATGCTATTTTAGCTGACTGGAAGTCCTATCAAAAGCAAGAAAATGGATGGCAATTATTTGTATCATATCTGAATATGTATCATTCACGATCAAGCGGTAAAAAATCATGTTTTACTGCTCCGATTGCTGCTGGGTATAATATCAACAGATTTGATTTACGAATAATGGAGAGGCTTAGTAAAAAATATGACAATCTTAATAAAGAGGGTCGTTCAGATCTTTTTTATCCAAGAGATGTTATAGATTTGATGAATTTGGTTTTTTATTGGTTTGAAGGAAATAATGAACTTAAAAACTATACACTAGATAACCTTAGAGACTATCTAGGAATTAGTAAAGAGGGCGCTCACGATGCTCTTAAAGACGTTAAGGATACGGCAGATATTTTAATTCGTTTTCTTAGACTACATCGTAATATTTCGAATAAAGTAAAATTTAAATCAGCATTTACCGTTGGATAAATATGTCAGACTCTTTTGTATTTGATTGTGGATGTAAATTTGAAGTATTAGATAAGGGTGGAGAATTTCCTAAAATAAAATTTTCTCCCAAACTATCTAACATTAGTTTAGAATGCTATAAAACATGGGAACTGATATCCGAAGGCAATACTAAAGGATGTTTTCAGCTAGAGTCCAGATTAGGACAAACCATGGCCCGGAAATTAAAGCCTCAAAATATTGAGCAGCTATCTGGCTTGATCAGTATTCTTAGGCCGGGTTGTCTTGAGGCACATAGAGATGGTAAAAGCGTAAGCAATCATTATATAGATAAAAAGAATGGCTTAGAGTCTATTGACTATTTCCATCCAGCACTAGAGCCAATCTTAAAACATACCTATTCTGAAATGATTTACCAAGAACAGGCTATGTCTATAGCTAAAGAGCTAGCGGGTTTCAATTTACAAGAAGCAGACGATCTAAGAAAAGCCATTGGTAAAAAGCAAGCAGATAAAATGGCAAAAGTCCGTAAGAAGTTTATAGAAGGATCTAAGCAGACTGGGAAACTATCAGAACCAGAAGCAGAACAAATATTCGAATGGATTGAAAAATCACAAAGATACTTATTTAATGCTAGTCATTCCATAAGCTATGCAATGAATGCTTATTTATCAGCGTATGCTAAAGCACATTTCCCCAAGATCTTTTTTGCATCATATCTCAGGTTCGCTAAGGACAAAATAGATCCTCAACAGGAAATAAAAGAGTTGGTTAGAAATGCTATGGAGATGGATATAGAAGTCCATATTCCTGACTTTAGAAATTTAAATGAGCTTTTCATATTGAAAAATCAAAAGATATACTTTGGCTTAACAGACATAAAGGGGGTAGGACAGTCTGTATACAAGAAAATATTAGAACTAACAAAGAACACGAATGTTAATGATATAACGTGGCCACAAATGGTCGGCAATATTCTGATGAATATAAACTCTGTTGCAGCCAAGGCTTTGATTAGTAGCGGCGCATTTGACTACTATAAGAAAAATAGATCAGAGATGCTCTTCGAATATGAAATATGTTCTGGATTAACCAAAAAAGAGCAAACGGTATTTAATATTTACTCAAAGACCATGATAGATAGTACTATAATAGACATTCTCAGTGCTTTATATACTGAAACTAAACTAATCAGAGGACGAAAAGAAACAATAGCGAACTATATAAGATCATTAGGACATCCGCCTTACTCCTTAATTGATAAAATAGAATGGTTATCAGATCAAGAAAATGATTTACTAGGGGTTGGTATCACATGCTCTAAACTTGATGTTTATGATATTACTATGGCCAATTGTAATTGTAAAACATTCAAGACATCATTGCTAAAAGAAAACATAGTTTTAGTAGGAGAGATTGGGAATGTTAATGTTACTAAAACTAAGAGCGGTAAGAATCCGGGTCTAGAGATGGCTTTTGTTACCATAGAGGATCAATACGGAACTTTGGATTCTGTGGTCTTTTTTCCTGAACAGTTTTCCCAGTATAGATCTTATTTATTTATAGGTAATATTTTAGTCTTTTCAGGAAATAAAAGCAAAAGCAAGGACGGTCTGATCGTAGAAAAGTGTTTTGAGCCTATAACTTGACAATCAACGGCTCATTGCTATAATGTAGTAGTTGCGTGATTTCTTTTTTACAAGGAGTTTGATATATATGAATATTACATTGCTTAGAGGTAATCTTGCTCGTGATCCAGAATTAAGGATTGTTAATACTGGTGGCAAGCAAACATCTGTTGTTAATTTTACAGTAGCTGTATCTCGTGAATATACGAAGGCTAGTGGCGACAAAGACAAGATTACTTCTTTCATTAATTGTGAAGCTTGGGATAGTGGTGCCGAGATGATTGCTGAGTCATTCAAGAAGGGTGATTTGGTTATGGTCGAGGGATCTTTAAGGAACGATACCTGGGAAAAGGACGGAGTTAAGCACAGTAGTCTTAAGGTTAGAGTAAATAACTTTTCTAAGATCACTCGCTTAACAAAGAACAGCAAGCAGGACTCATCCGAACCTGTAGCGTTTTAATCTTATGAGAATGTAAGGAAACAATAAACGGGGGTCTGTGATGAGCAGGCCCCTGTCTATTTTTTATGACAAAAAACAATAAATTAAAAATCTTGATGTGCTCTGAAGCCAGTTTTATTCATTCTGGTTTCGGTATATATGCAAAAGAACTACTAACTCGTTTACACAAAACCAATAAGTATGAAATAGCAGAATTCGCTTCTTATGGTTTTGTTAATGATCCGAGGGATGTATCTATTCACTGGAAATACTACGCCAATGCTGTTAAAGATTCAGACCATAGACATAAAGAATATTCGTCCAGAGTAGACAATCAGTTTGGACGCTGGCGTTTTGAAAAGGTTTTATTGGACTTTAAACCAGATATCGTTATTGATGTTCGTGATTATTGGATGAGTGCTTACCAAGGATCCTCTCCTCTTAGAAAATTTTTCCATTGGATATTAATGCCAACAGTAGATTCTTCACCACAGCAAGAAGAATGGATAGATACCTTCTTAGACGCAGATGCAGTCTTTACATACTCTGATTGGGGTGCGGAAGTTCTTAAAGAGCAATCATCTAACAAGATTAATTATATAGATACTACTTCCCCTGGCGTGGATATTAATACCTTTAAGATAAAAAACAGAAGCGATATTAAACAACAGCTTGGACTATCTCCTGATTCTATCATAATAGGATCAGTTATGCGTAACCAAAAACGCAAACTAATACCAGAATTATTTACCACTTTCAGAGAAGTCCTAGATAGATTAGAAGCCTCTAATAGTTCTTTGGGAGAGAATCTATATCTATATCTTCATACTAGCTATCCTGATATGGGTTGGGATATTCCTGAACTACTAAGACAGTCAAGAGTTAGTAATAGGGTTCTATTCACCTATATATGTAAAAACTGTAAGACAACCCAGTGCTCTGTATTTACTGGCCCACAAAAGGTTTGTGTAAAATGTATGAGCAAAAGCATGACCTTTCCATCTGTAACAGAAGGTGTATCTTCTGACACTCTGAGTAGCATATACAACATATTTGATCTTTATGTTCAGTACTCAATCTGTGAGGGATTTGGTATGCCGCAGGTGGAGGCTGGGGCTTGTGGTGTGCCGATAGCTACCGTGGATTATAGTGCTATGTGTGATATAGTTAAAAAATTAAAAGCCTACCCAATCAAGATACAAACTCTATTTAAAGAACTAGAAACAAAAGCTTTACGGGTTTATCCAGATAATAATGATTTAGCTAATTATATAATTGATTTTATCAATAAGCCAAAACCAACCAGAGAAAAATTAAGACATGAAATTCAAGATCTGACACATCAGCACTATAATTGGGATAATATTGCTCAAAAATGGGAAAAGTATTTTGACGAATTAGATGCAAAGGGATATAGGTCTAAATGGAATACTGGAAAATATGAGACACCAGTAATCAAAGAGTCAAATATTGATCCTCAGACCCATTTTGATAGACTTATTGGAATATGCAATAATAATTTCCAAGAAACAGAACTCATAGGATCATACAAAATGTTAGAACTGCTTAAAAATGCAGACTATGGATTTGTACAATCTAGTGCTACATCAATGGCTCCTTTTGATTTTAATAATACTCTTGACTATATTAATACTATGATAGATAATAATAATCAAGCAGAAAATGTTAAGAATAATAATGTTAAATTTGATGAAGATTTTATCACATACGCACACCTGAAAAACGTAACCTAATAATGAATAATACTCTATACATTGGACCATATCGACAAAGAGATATTAATGGATTGTGGTCAACAGCATTAATACAAAACATGCTTAGCGACCGATCAAAAAATATATCACTAAGACCAATATTTCTTGATAGTAAATGTGCTATAAAGAATATAGACGAAGCTCTATGTCGTCAAGAAAATATACACTTATCAAAGATTGATACTGTTATTCAGCATGTTCCTTTGAATAAGGCTTGTGTTATAGATTCGGTAGACAGAAACATATTAATACCAATTATAGATACGAACCTTGTACCAAAAGATGTTATAGATAAAGTCCTAAGGTTTGACGGAATATTAGTAGACAACAAGCCAGATGTTATCAGGTTTTCTCAAGCTTACCCCACATTGCAAAAACTAGTTAAGAACATAGATTATGTTTTTGATGTTGATTCATCTTATAAAGCTGGATTTAATATAGGGCTACTAAACAATAGTGAAAAACTATACATGGTATGCAATTATAGAACAAATGTCAGAGTTATATATGATACTATAGTATCATTTATTGGAAATCTAAGATCTAAAGATATAGTATTGGTTTTGTTCACTCTGGATATATCCTCATCTGAAAAGGCTGAATTGGAGAAATTTATCAAAGAAACTTACAATAGTATGGACACAAAATACTCAATAAACAGAGTCATTATTGCTCCAATAACATCAGACTTAAATAACATATATGCAGCCCATAAGTCTGGAGATGTCTTTATTGATGCTGTTGACTATGGATCAAATAGTATTAATCTAAAAATAGCCAATAGCTTAAAGAAGAATATTATCAAGATTGATCCTGACTATATCTTTAGTTTAACTGATGGGTCTAATAAAATTAATCAAGCTGGATCTTTAAAGATATCTTCTCAAACAATAAATAGCAGCATTAAAAAATATCTAGAAGTGAGACAGATACACAACACGGCCTCTTTGTTTAAAACAAATCACATTAATAAATATCTATAAAATGAGTTATTCTAATCCTATATACAATATAGCATATAAGTATGTTAATAAAAATACTAATATTCTGTATTCTCCAACAAATAATACTTTTGATTTACTAGCAGGGTTACTAGAAGTTAATCTATATCAGACAAATAGTAGTTTACAAAACTATTATTATGACTTGTTTTGGAGCAATAATTTCTTGGAGCATACTCAGCAAACCAAAATGCTAGCTCATAATCAGCATTTAATAGATATGGTTTGGTTCCATAATGGTCCTCCGGTAAAGTTTAAAAAAGAAGACATTGCTTTAGTAAAAAACCAATTACATGATACAACAAAAATATTTTCTGATATTCAAACATTAAAAGCTTGGGGCTGTGATATTGATGAAAAGAATATAATAGTACCATATGGAATACCAGTATTCGAAGATCTTAATAATATAAAGAAAACAGAATCTATTTTGATTATGAATGCAAATAATAGTCAAGAAATTAATAATTTATATCAGCATATTAAAAATGAATTCCCAACAGCACAAATAATCAATGGATTGCAGCATATTGATTCAATCAATACACTATATAGTATTATGTCTAAATATAAAGTATGTATTGACATATACAATCCTATGAATGTTCTTATTTCCCAATATCTAGGATGTAAAACAATAACTTCCACAAGCCATAATCCAGAGATTAAAGGGATAACACTACTATTTGACTATAGTAATATTAACACAGTACTAAACTCTATTATTAATGATGAGCTTAGCAAAGAGGATATTTTACACAATCAATCATGGATACAATCCAATCATAGCTTTAATGCATTTTATAGCAGCGTCAACACACTATTACAAAAAATAAAACTTGAGGAGTTCTTTGTTTCATGAGAAATTATCATATAGTTAGTATTTCAGAACCGGTATCTAATATTTCTGGATATCAAAAAATCTTAACAAATAACATAGAACAGATTATAAATCATTCTGCCGATAATATTTTGTGTTCATGTCTAGAGTACCAAGAAAAATCTAGCTTACAAACAATTATCAAACAGTCCCTATCCAAGATTAAGCCTCAAGGACAGATTACTATTAGTCTAACTAACTTTAAGAAATTATTTGAGGATTTTTTAAATTCTAAAATACCATCATCCCAAATCTTCGACTCATTAAGAGGCAAAAACAACATAGTAATTATCGAAGATATCTTAACAACATTAGATACAAACGTTTTTAAACTAATCAATATTAACTATGCTGAATATAATATTAGTATCAATATCGAAAGAGTAAGTATATAAAACGATGTTACATGTTTTGATTCTGGTTCCAGAAATAACAAAAGGGATGAAGTCATTAGGCTCAAAAGCCCTTTTAGATATTAAGAAGCACACAAAGGTACTAGAATATCAAATACACAATATTAAAAATCTTGATATAAAAACACAAATAACTGTTGCTACTGGATTTGAAGCCGAGAAAGTTCATTCTGTTCTAGACGAATTGAGTATAGAATATACTTTTAATCCAACCTACAAAGAAACTAATCAAGGAGAATCCATAAGACTGTATTTAGAAAAATATTCTCCAAAACATCTTTTGATTATTAATAACGGGATATTGATGAAAAAAAATACCCTAAATAAACTACTGCTGTCTGGACATTCAAAGCTTTTTCTTCTTGACAAAGCCAAAGAAAACTTTAACTTAGGTTGTGCACTAACTCAGTCTGTTACAGAATATATTTTCTACGATTTGCCAGAACCTTGGGCAGAGTGTGTTTACTTGGATAAGGATGCTATTAATAATTTGTCGGTCATAGTTCAACAAAATAAAACTAGTCAAATGTATTTGTTTGAGTTGCTTAATGAAATGCTATCGTCTAACACAATATTAAGCAAACACTACCTGAATAAAACCAAAATTATGAAAATCAATACTATTAAGGATTTGCCAAAAGCTAAAGTATTTATATGAGATCTATTCTTGTACAGCAAAGCTCGGAAAAGTTTGTTCAAAACTGTTCTGCTTTATCTTTTGAAGATATTATGATAATAGATATATCAATAGGAAATAATCTATATCAAACATTCTTTAGACATAAGCCGGAATACTGCATATTCTCTGGCAGTCTAGTAAATAAAGAAATTTTACAATTCTGTGAGGACTATAGCGATAGTACCAACATTTATTTTTTTCATATTGACAATAAGTCATATGAGAATGTCAAGACCTTACTGCCTCAAAAATGTAGAGTAGTCCATATTGGATATGATGATACTTATGATGTAGCTATTCCATTAGGGTTGGTTAATGATCAACTATTTTATAGCACTAGCACAAATGACAATAAAAAAGATGGTATAGTTTGTTTTATGGATGGATTAGCTTCTATTCCTAACGATCTACTTGATTTGCTATATCCAAATAGTTCCACGCCAATTAAGCTTTTCAACTGCCCTAGTATTAGGCACTACCAAAATCTTGGTATGTTAACAGAACAGAATAGAGCCAATCTATTGCAGACGCATAAGTATTATCTAGACTTAAAACAAGATGCTGGATTTAGCTATACCAATGAGGCAAAGTCTTGCGGGGCTATAGTTGTCTCCTTAGACCAAATTAAAGATAATAGCTATACTTCTAGTCTACCAGAAAACACATATCATACTAATATTACGTATAACAAATTTTTAAGAGAGTTATTTAAACTATGAATGAAGATATAGGATTTGTCTTAATAAAGCTTTTAAATAACAAGACTTATGACAGTATTCTAAATACTGTAGAACAATTTATTAAACGTCGCCCATACCAGCAACATGTAGTGTTCAATAGTTATTCGGAAAAAAGTAACACTTTTAATGTTCCAATTTTTCATCTTCAACAAGCACAGTTTTTTGATGGAAAACTAATACTATTTGATATGCCTAGTGTTATTCTGAGTAATCAATTCCCAAATATTAGCAAGCGTATACTATTTACATCTGATACCCATTGGACACAAACCAATACCGGAATGTATGAACAGTGGAGATCTATTTATGAGCAAGAGAATCTTGATATAATTGTAACCAGTCCAGTTCTAAACGACCTATATTCTATGTGTTGGAAACGCCCAATAGCCACAGTGGAGCAATTTACTTATGAAGAACTCTCAAAATATATATGACAATTTATCTGATAAAGAAAAAGAGAAGATTATCAGAACATGGTATGAAGAATTGAATAAAAGCTTTGCTGACATTGCTACAGCATGGTCAACTTATGCAAATAAGGTTAGAAGAGATGCTAAAAGATTTCAAATAACAATTCGCAATAAGTCAGACGCTCAAAAAAATGCTCTAAATACAGGAAAACACAAGCATCCCACAAAGGGTCAAGAGAGATCGTTAGAAATTAAAAATAAAATTGGTATGGGTGTTCTTAATTCATGGGAGTCATTGGATGCTTCTGAATTAGAATCTCGTAAAGCTAAAGCAAAAGCCAATTGGGAAAAATTAGACCATAATCAAAAAGAAAATATGCAACAAGCAGCTATTGTTGCTATAAGACAATCTAGTAAAGTTGGATCAAAATTAGAAAAATTCTTACTAAAGAACCTGCTATCTTCTGGTTTACATGTGGAGTTTCATAAGGAACAGTCTCTTGTTACCACCAAGTTGCAGATCGACCTGTTCCTGCCTAGTATTGGTACAGCTATTGAGGTTGACGGCCCTTCTCATTTTGAGCCAGTGTGGGGAGAGCAATCTCTGAGCAGAAATATAAAGTACGATAAAAAGAAAGAAGGACTAATCACTGGTAAGGGGTGGCATCTGATCAGAATCAAACAAACAAAAGATTTTTCAAATGCTAGAGGAACAATTATCTTAGAGAGATTATTACAAGCAATTAAATCTTGTGAGCAATCTAAAATACCATTAATTCTAACTATAGAGGACTAATTTATGATGGCCAAGGTTGATAAGAGCAAGGACAAAGAAGTAGAAAACAAAGTAGCACCAACTCCCGAAAGTGATGTTGTAGCGTTGCCTAAGATTACCGATCTAGAATGGACAGATTATGTACTAGGTCTTTTATCTGATGATGAGAAAATTTCTGGCAATCCTACTACAGATGGTTTGCGTCGTATTTTTGAATTGGCCTTAAATTGTCAGGTAATATCGTCAACCAGTGCGGTTGCTCAAGCCCCCAGTCCAGACAATGAAAAAAGAGCCACCGTTATTCATTCTATAAGCTATCTTTTAAAAAACCAGTCAAGTGACACACAGGATTTAAATACTGTGACTGTTGACGGCGCTGCGGACGTTTATTGGGGTAATTGCGACAAGATATATCGCAACCATCCGGTAGCTGTTGCTGAAACTAGGGCAGAGGGTAGGGCACTTCGTAGAGCATTGAGACTCAGGAAAGTAGTTGCTGCTGAAGAAATATCTAAGGAAATTGAAGATAATCCTGATTTAAACACTGTTTCTAAGATTAGTAATAATCAGATTAATTTCATTGACGTTATGGCCCAGAGACTTAATATTAATGTAATGAGGCTTTTCTCAGATAATCAACTACCAACTGACAATATTTACGGAATCTCTCATGAGGATGCTGTAACTGTAATTAGGCTATTGTCTAAGTATCAGCAGAACACCAATGAGATATCGAATAGTATTGTTGGGTATTCTAAAGATTGGAAATAGTTATGAAAGTAATATATAAAGCTAGTGATAAACTAACCTTTGAATTAGAAGGTTCTGGCCAAAAAGAAGTTTTTAAGGAACTAGCCGTAATTCAAGAAATTTTTGCAGAAGAAAAGTGTGGCTTGTGTTCTTCAACCAATTTAAGATTTATCGTTAGAAACGTTGAAGGTAATGATTATTATGAACTTCGCTGTGCAGACTGTGGAGCAATTCTTGCTTTTGGTCAACACAAAAAGGGTGGAACATTATTTCCAAAGAGGAAAGATGATAACGGAACAATACTGCCTAACAAGGGTTGGCATAAATGGTCCAAAGATCAAGCAGAGGGCAAGGCGGGGAAGAAGAGTTAATCCTCTTTCCCCCATTTGCCGACTGGACATTCGGAAGAAGCCCAAGATAGTTTGCTGATAAATCTTTTATTGCGAACAATAGGACATCCACACTTATTGCAAGAAGAGTTGATAAAATGCTCACAACCATGGCATATTCTATATCTTTGTTCTATCTGTTCATCAGAGCAGAGTTTTGCTCCATTTTGTAAATGCTCCGATGCTGCATTAATGAAGCTTTTAACTTTTGTGGAAAATGATGCTAACTGTTCTTGATCTGTTTTGACAGAAGGCATACTGCACATAAGTGGGGGTGGTCCATCATCTGACATTATTCTGGTTCCACATTTAGAACATATATAAGTGTCTAAACCAGCTTCAATAAAAGTACAAAACCAAGAGTTGTCAACTTCTTGAATACTCATAAGGAATAAGCTCCCATGGGTAATAGGGTACCATAAGATCTGTTCTATTCTCTATCCTATCTATACTACCAAAAAAGCTCCTAAATATCATTTCGTTTTGATGTTGAAAAAAAGGAGGAAGGGGAGCGTATCTTAGACTATTATCTGATAGTCTCTGTTGCAGACAAATCCAGCAGTATAGTCCGTTATTTATTGGTCCATTCAATCCAATTCCATCTACTTCAAAAGGTACTCTAGGATTAGATGATGATTGTTGTCTAAATATGTTGCGATTACCATATCTATATACTGTTCCTAGTATATCGCAACCTCTTAACATTCTTGGTATTCTCTTAATTTGAACATCAATAGAGGTTATGTCGTCTAGATTGAAAATATTTTGTACTCTGGTGCTAGTTCCGACCCTTCCTCCACCAATCACAAGTCCTCCAGAAAATGCAGAACCAATTAAACCAAACCCAGGAGGACTAGGAGAATCAGTTTGGCATTGTGGGATTCCCGGAACAGACTGAGTATCTGCCGAACCATCATTATGGGTTGGAGTATTATTAATTAGTGGTATCCAATATGTTTCTTTAGACTGTACAGTTGTCTCATCCCCAGCTCCACCAATGCCTAAGCTATTATCAGCGTTTATATTAAAAAATCTTTCTTTGGTATATTTAGTCCAACCAGTAATCGCCGGATATTCACGCGACAATGCTGTTTTGTTTCTTTCAACAGTATTGAAAGGAATAGTATATTTATATGTCCTATATACTGCCGAAGAAAACCCCTCATCTCCGATAGCGTCGCTTGGAAATTGTGGAACATTTTCTTTGGAAGCAAAATCTGGACATACGTTATTATTTGCAACCACTGTACTACCAAATGCATTCATGCTAGATACATTGGCTTCTATACAAAAATATTCTGTAGAGTCTAATACTTTAGGATTACTAGTAAAATCTAAAACACAAGATTGTTTTGGGTCAATATTAATCC